GTTCCGGTTGAGCACCAATATAAAGATTTCCTGTGAAATCGCCAGCAATATTAACTGATTCTGAGATAAATTGCTTGAAAGATTTCATATCATTCCTCTTCTTGTGCAAACATGTTAGATGCTACTGCAGGACGAAAAGAATCAATCTTCTCTGCAGATTTGGCAAAGAGTAAATCTTTAATTTTATCGCTAATCTGAGAGGGGGACTCATCAGCAGCAATCATATCTAGTAAATCATCCATAGTTTTAAATTAAGCAATCGTTGTTATTTATCAAATTTCGCCACCCTTTGGCATTTTCATAACACCAGTATCCATTTGTGCTGCACCACCATCAACCTGCGTCATTCCGCCATTGGATGTACCATCTAGAGTCGGTTCCATGACCGGTTGACCCAAATCCATTCCAGATTGAAGTGGCAATCCTGTATTTGGATCAATTTGAATACTTGGGTCAGGAATAACGCCGTCTTTAATTTCTTCTTCAATCAACTTATCCTGTTCAAGAATTTCTTCATCAGTTTGGCGAAGAATCTTACGTCTTACGTAGTCTTGAGAAAAATATTTGCCAACATATGGCTCTGCAATCTGAACCATACCAAGTCTTTCATTGAGTAGTTCAGCGTCTTTTAATTCTGAAAAATGATTGTCATAAAGATAATCAAATTGAATGTGCTCACTCATAGATTCCCAGTCTTCTAAAGTAACAATATTTTTCAAAATCAACTGAGTTTTTAGCATATCCAAAAACATGTTAGAAAATCTTTTTCTCAATCTTCCAACAAATTTTGTGAACTTTAATTCATCTCTTAAAATTTCTGAAGATCTTCCCAAATTAAAACCACCCTCACCATCCATTCTTGATGGAGGAACATTTAAAGACCGATATAATTTCTTTTTAAAATACTCAATATCTGTAATTTCTCCAAGATTTTGTCCACCGGGAAGTGTAGATATTTCTGTTCCTCTACCACCCTCTCTTCTCGGTAACCAAAAATCTTCTAACATTGCCATAAACTTTTTGTCATCACGTATTTCTCCGGTGCTTGCATCATAAACTTGTTTGTTACGATAACGCATCATCACATCACGAAGATATTGCTCCGCTTTAACCTTTGGTAGGTTGCCAACATCAATATAGAAGATTCTTCTTTCTGGTGCCCGAGATAGTCTATAGATAACAAGACTATCTTCAATCATACGAAGTTGATTGAGAGACTTAATTGCCTTATGGAGATATGACAATGTTGATCCTTTATTTCTGTCTACCAATCCGGAGGTACAGTAAGTAACTGCATCTTTTGCAATTTTAATACCTTGACTTGCTCCAGTTGAAGTTGAAGTTCCTGTGGGATAACCTACCTTAGAATTGTAGATAAAATACTCTTCTATTTCGGGAAAATCAAAATCCATTGGATTTTCAATACCACCCATCGAAGGTGGTCTTCTATATGTGTTATTATCTTTCTTTTTTTCTTTCCTAACGTACCTCATTTTCATTGCATCAATATATCTCAACTCCTTAATCCCTTCATGAGGATTTTTCAGATCAATGACTTTATGGTAATAAATTCTGCCGTCAATGTACCAATTTCTGTAGATTTCGTGGCATTTTTTATCAAAATCCAATAAATTTAGAATATACTTAAATTCTTGTCTTATTTTCTTCTTAATGCTATCGCTGGCATTAAGATTGTCTAGATCAATTTGAAGAGGACTATCGTTACTATCAGAAACAATTGCCTCATTAACAATATCTTCAATGGCACTATCACACTCGGGATGAAGTGCCATCTCTCTATATCTTTTAATTAATTCATATTCAGTTCTGTAAACACCCTCAATATCTACATATGATCCAAAAAAACCACTACTCATATAGTGATCTACCCCGTCCTCATTATTAGGGGGAACGGGGGAGACTACACTTGGAGAAAGTGGTTCAGGATTCTCTATAGAGAATCCAAATAATTTTGCCATAATTTATTGTTTATTTTATCTATTTATTAACCGTTGGGAGTTGTATTTGATTCCTTTCTAAAGGATTGTACTTGGAATTCTACAGTGAATTCTTCAATAGTGTCAGATGAATCATATGAAAGATCAATTGCAGAAATATTGGTTGGAAAAATACTTTCAAATGTGTAAGTAGATAGAACTGAATTTGCACTTCCAGTATTATCTTTACTGGATGCAATAGATCCTCTTCCAAGTTGATATACTGTAGCATCAACCATGTATGCCTCTGGATTGGTTGCACCCAAGTTATTGCTTAACTTAGAGATCTTTTCCATCCAATCTTCAAATGCATTTCTCAATCTAAATCCTTCATCATTGATAATTGTCACTGTCCAAGTATCAAATGTTCTATCACCAGCAACCTTAAAGATTCTTCCTCTAAAAGGTACATCAATTGATGCAATATTAGAAGCTGGAAGTGCAGCTGCTTTGCACATATATCTAAAATTATCAGCATCCCATCCTGAAATTCCATCAGGCAATTTTGCAAGTTCAACCTCAAAAAGATTGGGGCGGGCACCGCCCCCAGAAAGTGCAGACTTAAACTGTGAGATTGTTTTATTTTCTCTGGATTGTGCCATGATTAGTTCTCTCCTTTGTTGTTTTTATAAGAAGTTAATTAAACTCTACCGACGACTTCTTCAAAGCTTACACCAGTTCTGGTTGCAACGAAGGTAAGAGTTACATAGTTAATAGACTTCGCAGGCTTCAGGAAAATATCTGCTCTAAACTCATTGTTATCAATAACATCGGGAGTATTGTTTGTGGTATCGCAAACAACTAGGAATCCATAAAGACCTCTCTTTGCCTGAACATCACGAAGATATGGTTCAACGATGTTTCTAAAGTTTGCTCTTGTTAGTTCATCATTAAGTTCAAAAAGTTGTGCTTGAGCAGCTCTTTGAAGTGCTTGTTCAATAGTAAGGAACAAACGACGAACATTAATTCTATCAAATGCCGAAGCATATCCAAGAGCAGTTTTATCTCCAAATAGGAGTATTCCAACTCCGGGTTGGGTCACAATAGAGTTAATTCTTTGTGGATAGAGTTGGTCTCTTTGGTCCTTGGATGGGTTATACGCAAGTTTGATTGCATTATTCAGAATACCACGCTGCTGACCTGCAGGAGAGAACCATGGATATGCAACTATATTAGTTCTGCACATTAAACCAGCAATATCTGCATTGCAAGGAACATAGACAAATTTGTTATTGAATCTATCATAGGTGTACTTATATCCACTATCAAATACTGCATATGAAGATGAAGGTAGTGAACTGAAGTACTTAACAAGATTAGTTGTTTGAGTTGTTGTATTAGTTTGCCCAACTAAATCAGATCTATGTGGTCCAATCACTGCAATACAATCTTTTCTTTGCTCTGCAAGTGACATTAAATAACTTGCCTTTGCTTTAGAATCTTCTACAGAATCCATTCCAGGACCCATAATCAGATAATCAACCGCAACTTCATCTTTATTGGAGAACTTATTATAGGAAGTCATCAAGTCTCCTAATGATGCTTTCATACCATTAGACGCGGAGTAATCAATACCACCACTCAGCGTATAAGTTTTATTGCCAATAGCACTGAAAGTTACATTTTGTGCAGATGATCCCCAGAGACCGCTTGATGTAGAAATAGCAACAAATGATGAAGAATTAACCCCTGAATAAGTTGTAAATCCAGTTGCTCTTGGTGCTGTTCCCCAGTAAGAATCCGCTGCACTTGAAGGATTTCCACCAGCATAAATTTGAGATGAGAAATCTGCAAGATATTGCTCATACCAAATCTTTTGTGGAGAATTGACCGCTGAAACTGAATCTAGTGCTTTGGATAGACCAACGTGCTTCTCAAGAAGAGTTCCTTGATTGCCACTAATGGTTCCTAGGTCATCAACAACTACGACGTGAATTGCATCGTTTTTACCATTTCTGTCTAGAGAGTATCTATTTGTAGTTGGTTTTGGTGCAATAGACTTCCAGTAAATGGTAGAGTTTGACAAACCATTAAGTTTCTGTTCATTATACCAATCAGATATTGATGTTGCGTTAGCAGTTCCAATAGAAGTACCACTAGAATTAATGAATGTTAATGATGATCCATCAGTAAAGGCAAAACCTACATTTCCTTCTGCATAATTAATTTGAGTTTCTGTTCCTGCTGTAGAAACTCTCGATGTAATTTTTACAGCAATTTTGCTATTGTCATTATCAACGATAGTAACAATACCCTTTAGATACCCAGTAAATGTGCTGGTAGTCCCTAGACCCGATAAGACTATTGAAGTTAAATTTGAGGTAACACCTGCTCCGATTAGATCTCCAAGAGAACCGGGAGATGTTGAAAGTCCAATAGTTTGATCTGCTAGGTCATCAATAACACATACTTTAAGACCATTTGCCCAAGAACCTGGATTCTTCGCAGCAAATGTAAAGTTATTATCTGTCGAATGATTATTTACATAATCATCGTAATTGTAAATATCTAAAGATGTTGATGCAGAATTAATACCAGCGTTTGCGTTGTTAAGGGTTGTTCCACCAGTTCTAACAACTTTAAGAACTCCACCATATGAGAGATAAGATGAAGCACTCATCCAATACTCATATTGAGAATCGGTTGAAATTGGTTTTCCGAAAGTATTAATTAAATCTTGTTCAGTTGCAATATCAATTGGATAATCAACAGGACCGATAGGAAAGGGACCTGCAATTGCTCCAATGTTATCTAAAACATTATCAGCTCTTCCTACTGTTAAATCAACCTCTCTGACGAGTACGCCTGGAGATAATTGAGGAGTCGCCATGTTTTTCTCCGTAAATCTCAGTTTATCTAAAAAATATTTATCAAAAAGGTAATTTACGTAGGGGAAATCTGTGGTGAACGACTACCAATCTGGATATGTGTTTTCAAATGATGATTCTTGTTTTTTTCTAGAGTTAATTATTCTTTTTATTGTACATTCTTTGCATTCATAAGAATAAGAAGATGCAACAGGACCTCTATTCTTTCTTGTCCTATAGAATCCATCTATTAAATTTTTAATTTCACTGCAACTTCTACATTTTCTATCTGTTAGTAATAAATGTCCCAAATTTATCTGCTTATCCAATTCCATTACATATACTCCCACATATAAGCACGATCTCCATACTCATCCACATACCATCTATCTCCATCTTGGTCAGTAAAACTTATTTCGTCCGATCCATCACTTATAAATCCAAATGGAGACATATCCTGTTCAATTTGATTTTTTTGTTCTTCATATAATCTTTTTCTAACATCTTGGTCGGTAAGTTCTTTAAAATAGTCTTGAGCTACTAACCAAGCATAAATCACTAGACACATTGCAAGATCATCATTACACCCCTCTTCTGCCTCAAAAGAATTATGTTTTTGAATAAATGTAGTAAGTTCAGCGATAATCTCATAATCATTTAAATATAACTTATCCTCTTCGATCATTGTCTTCAGATTCAGACATCCAACTTTTTTGACGGTCTTTGACATTTTAACGCCAAGTTGGGTCTTTTTTCCAGAAAATCCTTGTCCAACTATTTGCCCTGCCCTACCTCTCATAGAACACATTAATAGATTATTATATTCCAAATCATATTGAAGAATACTTGCTACCTGGTCGCCAACATCATTAACTTCACATAGAATATATGCATTATTATAACTTTTTGCCATCTCATGAATAACACTTGGAAATAACATTGGTTTGATTTCATTATTCCTATACTTCGCAACCACCCGATGAGGAAACTGAGTTATATCAATCACAGCGAATGCTGAATAATCGTTTCCCACCCCCCTAGCAACGTCTACAGTAATCAAGTAGTCGTGTTCCTCGATAGGATCCACATAAACATCTAAACCTGCACTACGGGTCTTAGGATGGTCATACACGAGGGTTCTGAGTTTGGATGGTGCAATAAGAGTATCAACAGATCCCAAGAACTCACACTCAAATTCAACTTTGAATTGTTGTTCTGAAGTGTTAGCAATTGTCTGTGCCTTCCATACTTCATCTCTGCCCGGAACTTCGCTCCAATGAACATCAGTGAAGACATATTCATTTTTACCTTTTTCAGCATCGTGCCACATTCGGTAGAAATGATTCATACCGTGTGGTGTAGAAACTATAATAACCTTAGTTTGCTTACCAGAAGTAATAGTGGGATATACTGATGCGAAGAATGAGTCTGCAATATGGTTTGGAACGAATGCAAATTCGTCCAAGAATAGAATGTTAAATGACATTCCTCGGACAGCAGATGCAGAGGTTGATGCTGCTAAGATCTTTGATCCATTTTCAAGTTCCAAAGAACCTTTATTCCAAGAGATGATACCTTGCTGCATCCACTTTGGGAGATTCTCATATGCAGTTTGGAGACGATCTAGAAGTTCCCTTGCTGTTGCTGCTTTGTTTGCTAGGATACCTATGTTAACATTGTCATTAAAGACTGCATAATGGAGCAGGAATGACACAACAGTTGTAGACTTACCAGTCTGTCGTGGCATCTTGCAAATATTGAATCTATGCTTATGAAAATTATTAACCAATTTTTCTTGAAACGGATACATCTTAAATGATTGCAATCCGTGGTCAAGAGTTACAATTTTTACATAGTTTTTTGCAAAGTAAACTGGATCATTTTGACACTTGGCAAACTCAAGAATTTGCTCTTGAGTAAACTCAATTGGTGTATTTGCTTTTTTTAATAAAGGATTACCAAGATAGACATCATTTGGCATAACGAAAACCTACCTATTAATTACAATTCCAGCGACGAAGTGCTTTATTAATTCTTGAATCTGGATCTCTTGCGGTTTCAGTGGAAGTTAATCTCTTTTTCATTCCGGTCATACGACTACAAAAAGATTTTCTTCTATCTGCTCTTTTCCCTGTTGGCTTCTTTTCCGTGACCGCTGTTTGCAATTTTGAACCTGGATTTTCTCTACGGTAAGCATTAACTGCCTTTTGACTTAATCCATCAGTTTTATCTTGTCGATTTACTTTTTGCCAATCTTCACCAAGTTCTCCTAGTGCTTTTGCTTTACGAACCTTTTTGGGATTCAATTTACCACCTGGATAATTTCTTTCATCATTACCATCAAAATCGGGGTCTACATTCGCACGATGTCTTGCTGCTCTTTCTGGTGATGCTTTGTCTGCGTGAATACCTGCTCTGCGACCAGGGGCAGTCTTATCTGCTGCTCTCTTTTCCTTTTGCTTCAAAGCACTACGCTTTCTCTTATAATCTTTAAGGGTCATTCCCTCATTAATTTCAACTTCTTCGCCCATAGGCTTTACATAATTTTTATTTGGACCAGGCTTTGCAAAACTTCCGCTTTGAATAAGGGGTTGTCCGGATTGCAGTTCAGATACATAATGATAAACTAAATTGCAACCAGGATAAACCTTTTGAAGTTCATCATTAATCTCTTTACGTGTTGGAATCTTAGCTTGAGGAAAGAATATTTTTAAGGAATAGTATTTTCCTCTCCAAGATAACGTTACTGCCACGACATTACCAGTCTGTGCTTGAATTCTGGTAGATTCGCTCATTTGTGATTTAAATCCTTTGATTGGTTCTGGTTTAATAATGTCCACTACTTCAGCAAAGGTTTCTCCATTTAAATCTTCAATTGTTTCTTCTGGCACACAGTTTGGGACTGCTTTCTTACCTTTCTTTTTCATACCAATTTGTTTATAGCCAGACCAGCAAGATTCTTCCATTTCTCCACTCACAACATAATCTGCTGCAGTATCAAGATAATCAGCAGCTTTAGTTATTTTAGATTGAACCCAAGCTTCAAGGTTACCTTCACCTTTTCCAACTTTTGCTTTAAGCCTTTCAGCTGCATTCATTAAAGTTTCAAGTTCAGATCTTACCATTGAATACTCTTCATCTTTTACTGATACCTTATCCCACGCTTTTCCACCATAAGAACACTCAGATCTTGTTTCTCTTTTATCGCACAAAGGGCAATAACGTTCTTCTTCGTGATTGTGCATTGTAGACTCCGATTTAGTTCCCCAGTTTGCAGCACCAACTTTACGGCATTTGACTAGTGCTCCAGATGCATATGCACTTGGCCAAACGTCATATCTCGATTTAACTTTATTATAGCAAGCGTCTTTTTTACCACTACCTTTACTTGGTTTGTCTTTGACTTCTTGTAAATCCATCTCTTCAGTTCTTACGTTAGTTGGTTTTGCCCCGCCAGTTTTTTGGGGTTGATTGGGATCTTGTCTATTTTTTCTTGCTCTTGCTCTCTCTTCTTCTTCTGGGGAAAGATTTGCTGACATTTTAGAACTTCCGCATTTTGGTGTAGAAGTTTGTCCAGGTTGACGAGCACAGGGTTTTCCTGCCCATTTACCGCCTAGTTGAACCCATCCTTTCTTACCATTACTAGATTTAGATTTATTAAACCAATCGTGAAGACCTTCATCTCCAGATTTAGTTTCTTCTTTTAACTTTGATGGAATTGAGTAAATATCCCAACAAATCGGTCCATATTTACATTCACTTCTCAGTTCTACCTTTTTACACTTTGGACAGTATCTTTTATCATATTCTAAATGCACTGAATGCATCGGAACATCCATATCAAATTCATCTTCCTCTTTTACATCTTTGAATTTTTTATGATGCTTTTTAGCATCTGCTTCCATTTTTTTCAAACGAGTATAATAATCTGGAATTTCATCTAAATGTTGAAGTGCAATATCCATAGCAAGTTCATGATCTTTTGTATGCTCATGCTCAATTGGTTCTCCCATATCCAATTGTTTTTGAATGAAAGAAACGTCAAGACGATGCTTCTTTGCAATCTGCTCAACTGTTTTATGAGATTTCAACTTTGGCATTGAATTGTACTAAATCTCTTTATATTTATTAATCTGGATTATCTTGAGACTGTTGTTTTAAAAGTTTTGCCAACTCTGCAGTAGATCCTACAAATAATGCATTATTGACAGTGGTTGGACCTTTACTAACTCTTTCCTCTTCTATATCTTTAAGTTTCTTTTGTAAGTCCATTAATTTATCGGTTGCATCTGCAACGTTTTTAATTAACTGTCCCACAACTTCATAAGCACGAGGCATTTCACTTTCTTGAGCAAGTTCTAAAATACCATTAATTGCTTCCTGACCTTTTTCTATAAGAGAATATAAATTTCCTCTAGTGTAATCATAATCTTTTTTTATATCATCAACTACAGATGCAACTTTTTCAATTTTTTCTATAACTGCCTCTGTCTCGACTGGAACAATGTCTCCACCAGTATTAAAGGTCTCATTCAACTTATCGAATTTTTTTGTCATTTTCATAACTATAACGTTGTACCACTAAATCCAAAATCATCACCTTCTTCAACTAAAAGATTATCCGATGCAGTTATTGATTTTATTTCAGCACCAGATAAGTGAGAAGTTATTCTTGTATCGTCTCTTCCTCTATCGACAGTTAGTGTGTTTCCATTTTTCAATCTAACATATAATTCTTCTCCCTCAAGATCTAGATAAGTATTAATTGAAATTCCACTTGCATCATTTACAGTTACCAAAATATCTTCTGATGTAATATCTTTTGACAAGTTTGTAAGAACTGTTCCTGTGTAATTTTTGATAGCTCTTGGAGTGGAAGAATAAACAACATTTCTTGTTGGAGTATCCGTAGATTCTCCAGTAATATAATTGATTGTGGTTTTTTTGATAATATCTTTGGTTGCCGTAGACACTGGACCAAATAGATATGTTTTTGCAGTAAATCTTAACGTATAAACTAAAACTCGTCTGGTTGTGAAATTACCTTCATAATCATCCTGCATTGTAATGTTTTCTAAAACTATTGGTATATCTTTTTTTTCATTAATGGAATCTACCAATTCGACAGTTATATTGTAAGATGGTTGAAAATATGGTAATATCTGTTCTGTTATTTGTAGTGCATCGTCGTTCAATTTTGCCATAATTGAAAGTTCAAACTGCAAATTATATGGAACTGGCATGTATGATTTTCTTATGATAGAACCATCAGTAGAATCTTTTACAGTAAATGACTGAGTTGTTGAAACTTTTCTGGAAGTGTCATAAGTTAGTCCCGTAAGTTCAAATGACATTCTTGGCAATGTCATTTGAACTGGTTTACTTAAATCTGGAGATTGTTCTAATCTTGCTAAAAACTTTTGAGTTGGTCCATAAGCAAGGGGAACTTTAATAACACTAGATACATTTCCACTAGAATCAAAATGCTTGATTGTAATGTTGTTAAATAAAGAACCAAAAGCTATAACGGTTTTTCTTAATATTTCGTGATAAAAATACTCAAACATCTTTCTAATATCTAGTGCTAGTGTTTATGTATAATAAAATCTATTTATGGCATACCAAATGGATTAATTTCTGAAAAATCAATAATTTTGCTGGATTCTATTTCAATATCAGTGTTGTCCGAATAACCGTCATCGACAACATCAGTATTAACAATTCTCAATTTGTAAGAAGATGATGATGCAGTTCCAACTATACTTTCACCAACAATAAATTCCCCACTTACTGTGGCAACTTCTAACTTTTTAGTCACCGAATTCCAAGAACGAACTCTTCCCGTAGTTCCACTAATAGATCCAGTTATTATTTCATTAAATTGATACGTTCCAATTCCAGACATGGAAGGTGGAGAAATAGTTATTGATGGTGTCTGAGTATAGCCTAGTCCAGAATTTGTTATCTGTATAGATGTAATTGACCCTACCTCACTTATAATTGCAGTCGCGGCGGCAGAGACAGAAGATTCTCCTGTAAAAGTTATTGTTGGAGAAGAAGTATACCCAGAACCTGCATTTGAAATTGTAATATTGCTTATAATGCCATTTCCTATGGATGCCGTTGCAGCCGCACCAGCACCACCTCCTCCAATAAATCTAATTCCTGGTACTATTGTATAACCATATCCAGGATTTATTAAATTAACTGCTTGAACTGATTTTGCTGATGGATTTACATTATCATTACATGCAACAACTCCCCCAATCATAATTGCTGTTGCAATCCCAGTAAATCCCCCATCTGGTGCAGATGATATAGCAACTCTAGGAGTGCTAGTATAACCACCTCCTCTATTTGTTATAGTAATAAACCTTATTCCACCATTTACTAAAGTAGTGCTGGCTGTTGCAGTTATACCAATACCAATCATAGTAAGTGTCTGTATTGGTCCAATAGCAGTAAATCCAGAATCCAAATCTGTTCCTATTCCAGAAAGAACATCATCTATTTCATCAATACTAGTGTCAATAACTTCGTCTTCATATCTGAATAGTTCGCATGTTAATTCATAGGTATAGTTTTTTTGAAGTTGGTAAAAAGGTTTTTCATGCTCTACATACTTTATTTCAAATAATCTATCTCCAAGAGGAAAATAAATTAAATCTCCCTCTTTTGGTCTTGATGATAATTTTATATTATTTTTATTCTTTATTAGTGGAGAAATATAATTCGAAAATCTTTCTCTCGAAATAGTTAAAACTATTTCATTTAATGCTTGTATTCCAAATTTTGACAAAATAGTAGAATTGTCTGCATAACCTTCATAGCTATTTACATATGCTTCTATTGGATATGCAGAATCAAAAGCAGATTCTATTACTTCCTTTATAATTTTCCTTTCAGTTATAAATCTTCTTGGTAAGTAATGCACTTCTACACCATACATTCTCAATTGTTCATTAATTAAATCTTGTATTAATCCTTGCTCCAGTGGAGTTCCTTGTTGAAAAAAAGGATTTAGCATGTGATTTAACCTATCATGTCATAAGGTGGTAGTTCATAATTACTTGACATTTTTTCCATTAAAATATCTATCTCTCTTTGTGCATCATCATATAGTTGTCTTCCATTTAACTCAATTCCTCCTGGAAGTTTAACCCCCTGAAATTTTATGAGATTTTGTCCCCATTGACGCTTGATTAAAGAGGTTAGATATAGTTTTAAAAATGAATCATTCCAAACTCTAGAATAGTCATTTGGGTCTAAAGTAGAATAACAATCTATGATTATATAATCATTAACTGAAATAGAACTCCAGTCAATATCCAAATACAATCTATCTTGCCTTTTATTAAATCTTATTTGCTTCTGTGTTGTCAATAAGAAATTGATATCTTCCAAATAAGTTTTAACCATAGCATAACTCAACAATTCTGTAGTTCCCCAGTAGTAAATGTCGTTTAAAAATAGTTGATATTTAACACTAAACATATTATGAGTAATGGCATTTGAACCATCAAAATGAAATATTTTGGTTACACCAATTACTGAAGGTGGTACTTGCAAGTAATTACTATTTTCTTCATATGTAAAGGTGGTGGTATCTCCTACAATATTTGTAGTTGCGGTTGTTGTTGCTATTCCTACTGCTACGTTATTGCCCCTAGATCTTCCCCTATCAATATCATTCTGAGTTATTTTGTACTTATAAAATGTTGGATATACCCCATCAAAATGTCTTTCTTGGAAAAATTGAATTGCATCATCAACTAAATCATCTATTTGCTCATCTGCAACATTAATTTCTAAAACTGGCGCTCCCAGTTTCCTTTTACAATAATCTATTAATTCTTGTCTAGTGGTAGGTTGCGCCATATCTAGTTTTGTTCTTAAAAATATTTATAGAATACCAGATGTACCCATCTGAATTATAACCTCCTGTTGCTTCATATACAATTTCATATATGCTTTTGAAATCTGTCTCAGAGATTCAATATCTTCTATTGAATCTATTTCTAAACATGCTTTTGCATACTCAAAGTTTTTTGATAGATTTTCTAATTCTATATCATTTGGATTCATTTATAAAACTCCTTAACATGGATTTAATCTCATCAAGATCATTTTTTATATTGGAAACTTCGGATTCCAATATTTTCATTTTTTCATTTTCTTCATTTTTTGACTTTTTTCTAGAAATATACTCCTGATATTCTGCCATATTTTTATTAATAATTGAGTTTGTATCTGGATCACGAAATAAACCTTCATGACCCTTCACTTTTATATGATTCATATCATGCAAGAGAAATTACTCTTAAATTTCTTATTCTTGGAACATAAACTTGATTTGTTGATGTTCCTAATAATTTAATTCTAAAGTTTCTAAATGCTGGCAAATTATCAACTGTAAATACATATTCTTTAAAGTCGCTATCATTTAAAATATGCTCTAAAGAATTTGTTGGTGTTACAAATAAATCTGATTTTCCGTTACTATTTTCTAAAGAAATAATTTGAGATTTTTCATCTAGATTATCATATCCGGGGAATGGAGTGAATATTGGAGAAAATCCAGGATTTTCGCCAATAGAATAGAAAGCTCTTATATCAGAATATGAATTAATATGTGCCTCTAAAATTATTTTAAGCGAAGTTGATGAATTTTCCAAGTTTATCTCTTTTGAAATATATTGGAAAGCAGTTGGATCTTCTGAAATTGAATTAACCCTATTGTCAGTTGCATAATTGCTAATAACATTATTGACCCTATTTGAAATAAGTTGAACACTTATTCTTTGACTATCCAAAACTGGAGAAAGATAAGGTGTTGTTGTTCCTAAATTAAGTTTTAGTGTTAAAGATTTGTTTTCCGGTAAATCTGATAATAAATTATCTTCATTAACTTTGGAACAAATAATTCTTGGGGAAGAAAGATAATTGTTTTGTCTTATTGTGACAGGTTCAAATCCATTATCAATGAATGGTATTTCATTTCCACTTATACTTTTTCCAGTAACAGTTCGCAATTCGGAACTTAGTGAAGTTCCTTTTACAGTAACATTATGAACGTTTGGTAAAATAATTTCATATGGAATGTTTTGAGATGCTTTTATATTAAAACCACCAGATGATTTAGTTATACTTTGATATAGATTGCTAAATCCTATGCCAGTAGTTCTATCTATGCCATCAGAAGACATGTCCAACTTAATATTGTAGTAGTCAAATCCTATTGGATTTTCTAATGTTACGTCATTTAAATCATGAATTTTATTAATTCTTCGAAGAGAAACATTATTAATTTCATATTTATAAACAGTAGAATTTATTGGGTGAGTCACTGCAGTGGCATTGGGACCATAGGATAAACCTCTAACTATGTCTCCTCCAATAGTGTTACCAACAACTGAAGTATATTCTATCAATTCTTCTCCTATTAGGAGATATCCTGGATTTGTTGTTCCAACTCCAACACCTTCAAAACTTGTGAATTGTGAAGAATCTTCAACAGTTATTACTCCCGTAGAATCTGATGCATATTCGGCGGTTAATTTGGTTGGTCTTACGTCAGATTCTACACCAAATATTTTAACAAAATTATTGTTAAAATACATTCCATGATTTGTATGATTTACTTTTATATGCAAACCATCACTTTCTGCAATAATTTGATTTGCAAGTATATTTCCGCCCAAAGATGCATTTAAATTAGTAGTAATTCCAGAACTATTAATATATCTGATAGTTTTTCCCACACCAGTTTCAAATTCGCCTTGAACATTGTCTATGACAATTTGATTTGTGTTTCCTATTGAAACTATAGTTAGCCTTGCATTTCTTCCCGCAGGGGAATTTCCAATACTACTGATTCCAAGAACATCCCCTGCCTGATATCCACTTCCACCACTAACAATTGTTGCTGCTGCAGCTACACCGTTTGAAATAGTTATATTTGCTGTAGCTCCGGTACCTTTACCAGTAATTGTAGTTAAACTTACGTTATTGAATGTATATCCACCAGAACCTGGAGTTGGTGTATATCCAATACCTGGATTACTTATAGAAAGAGTCCCCGTTGCACTTCCTGCACTTCCTACATAATTTCCTCTTCCACTAGAATTTTGTTGAATTATAGTATTTCCAAGTTTTATGCCAGAGTCTGAAATAGTAGATGAGAGACTTACTCTAATTTTTTTAGAATTAAATTGTAGAGAATTTGGCGCTAACTTTGCAATTTGTGCATTACCTTCAGTTAACTCTGGATTATAAAAATCTATAGAACCGTTTTCAATAAAATCTGCTCTATATAAAGTAAATTTGAGGTCTTCCCACTGACTAGCTTCCCATGTAGAAGCATTTTGTGATTTAAATAAAGAACCTAGATATGGTTGATTTGATATGAACGTTTGTGTGAGCAAATCATTTTCACCTATTCTAGATATATAAACACTATATTTTGTGGAATTTGATGCAAGACAAATGCAATATTCGCCTCCCCCTTCCAAATAAACTGGTGCTTTAAATGTTACTCTAGTTGCTACAGATCCATCTCCCGATACATTAACTTGATCCGGATTAAGTATAATTTCGGATAATGGTAGAACATATTGAGTAGGGAATCCTCCCTTCATAGTTCTTAATTGGAAAGTAACCGGAATATCTATATCATCCTTTGTTTTGAAGAATACATCACAACTAGTCAGGAAAACACCGTCTTCATTATCAACTAGAAATGATTGTGCAAGAGGATCATACCATCCAATAATACCGAGTCTTTGAGTTTGTGCGATAACTCTACTGTTAACTACTTGAGATCCAGTCGTTCTTGAAACTGCCTGCTCCTCAAATAATTGTTTATTTTCAATTCTTGCATTTCTTATAGAAATAATGTTTTCTTGGACTGTTTCTATAGTACCACTCGACGTAAATGCTTCTTCTGCTATAGTAGAAGCTGCATTTTGGTCATTTGTATTGTTATTTAAGAGAGTGAATGTTTTTGTGCCAGCTTCAAATCTTGGATGAACGTTAGTATTTGGATTGGGAATATAAAAGCTGCCAATTAAAGTAGCAGAAAGATCAGAGAACAGTCTTACATTAGTAATAGTGGCTTGTGCTCCACTAGTTCGACCAATTAAAACCATTCCAGATTTTACCCATCCACTATATTCTCCTTGAGAATTGTTTGATAGGGAAAATGTATCAACATTTAAAATAGTTGATGTTGATGAATATGTTGGGGGAAGAATTTGAGAATTGTATGGATTTCTTGGATATGTTACTGAAGCTAAGTTATATGGACCTTCTTTATGGTTTGTTTGTGCCACTCTAAAGGTTATGTGAGATGATTGTTGTCCAGTAGTTGATTGAATATATCCCGTTACAGTTTCTCCGACTTGAAAAACGCCAGATCGCATTGTGATTTCAAGTAATTTTGGAACACAATATTTTGTTACATCAACCCCATCAAAGAAAGCATATAATTGTGTTAGGGGTTTGACTTTTTTAGAAACAAACTGAACGTTTCTGGATCTCATAAATGGGATAATATCTCTACTAACAACTCTATCCCCAACAGAAGTTCTATCAAATTGTTCGGTGACTATTGTTTGAGTACCGGTTCTTGACATAACACCAGTATCTCTAACTTCTCTGATTGTGTCTTCAAAAGTAGTATCAGTTAAAGTGCCCCACAGCGCCACTCTTCCCCAACCTGCTGTAGCTTGTCCCAAAACAGTTCTTCGTGCGGTTGTTGTTATAGTATCTTGGCCAGTCCAGTTAGTAACCCAAGCATTCCAAACGGTAGGAGCAAATCCTGTTTGAGGATTAACATTTAGTGTTCTAGAAGCATTTGCTAGTGTTTCTGCATAATTGCCTTCAGCACTAATAATTTTTGCCTCAATCCTAACAGTATCCATCCAAGTATCTGATGCTGGGGTGAGTTCAACAGTTCCTTGCCAGAAACTAATGAGGAATGGAGTTACGCTTTCGGATCTTGTCGCAAAAGATTGTTTTAACCATTCAACTTCTGCATAATCTAAAGTTATAATATTATTAGATCGTCTAATGTTTATGCCATCTGGATTTTCAAATGCCAAATCGGCGGTAGTTGTATTTGTGGAAGAATATCCCGGTGTTAAATCTATTGAAGTTGGATAAGCTTTTGGTCTTAATTCTTTGAATTGAATATCAATAGAATTATTAATATCCGAACCAGTTTCCTGGGGCAAATATGATGTAAAATTATCTACAAAAAATCCAGATTTAAATCTATTAAAACCGTCAGAATCAGAAATAAACAAATTTGAAGTATTTGTTTCCAATAGAGAAAGAGAAGTGTAATATTCAAGATTTTTAATTCTATTTTCAAGATTTTTTATATCACTCATTCTATATCTTTTATATTCCAAAAATCTTATTGATGCTTGCTCTACAGAATATAGATATGGAGGTAAAGAGATTGTTGCTATTTGTAAAGAGTCATCCAATGAAACTGGATTTTGTGGTTTTTCTGAAGGTGTTCCATATTTTACTTGAAACTTACCCTCTTTTGACAAATAAATTGCATCAATTCTTCCCAAGTAAAATGAGAATGATGTGATTAAAGTCTCATCCGAGGACAAAATACTGCTTGCGGAATTTGAAGTAGAATCAAAAGTTCTTCCATAAAATTCCAAAGGAGAACGAGATCCTGTTGAAACGGAATAATTATTTACTACAGGTCTGATGTCAATAATATCAGTATTTCTAGTGCCGTTTATAGAACCAATATCGGAAGTATAATTAAAAGAATTATATGAATTTACTGTTGTAATATCTCCATCATCAGTTGATTCATAATATCCATTTGAAAAATATATTTTTAATTTTTTAGTTGGTTCAGTTGCACTAGATTTTCTTGTTATATAACCATAATCATAAAAACTTCCATTTTGACCTCTATTAAAGGTATAATTAAAAGAAACGTCAAAACTTGGAGTATCTAAAGTTAATATTTGTGCTTGGATGTTTGACTCTGAGAAAGTAATTGTTTCTCCCTCACTAAATCTATTTGCATTTTTATATAATAAAGATATTTGCGATGAAGTTAATTTTTCTGCAACAATAGCTGTAGCACCACTAGTTGATCCTAAAATTTCTTCCCCTATTATTAATTCTGAAGTTGTAGAGGACGGACTTGTAATAGATGCTAAAACCGCTTTGGGAGATGAGGGATTTGAAGTATCTTCGGATTCATAAATGCCATGAATTTCTATAATATCAGCAACATTTAGACATATATTCTCATCTTGAACTCTAGTTCCATATGGATATTTTCCATATACTAAACCATCATTTAAAGTAGTGCCCCCGATTCCAGATCCTTCATATTTTGAATTTGAAACAACTATAGAATTTACTCTAGTCTTCCTTTTAACTTTTTCTTTTGGTTTTATTTTCTGTAAAGTTGCCACCAAAGTAGCATTTGTATCATTAGAACCAAGATTATAAATTTGCAGTTCTGTTCCACCGGAAGTAAATTCGAATTTATCTGAAGTTAAAATCTCGACAGTTCCATTAGATCTTACTAAAGAATATCTTTTTTCTGTAAAAGGTAAAAAAGTCTCATTTGCACTTGAAGTAACTACTGCAGAAAGTTTATTGTCAGAAATATTGACAGTAAATGTTTTTCTTACAATGAGAATAGAATTTGAAATATCTACATTAGATATATTATTTTTTGGAAGTTTTGTATATAATGTATTATCTGTTGATCTTTCCAAATCTGTTTTAATTACCCTAAAATCCGTTACATTCAGAGATGATGATGGTAAAGAACCATTCACTATTCCATTTACGGTAGTCACTCCAACTATAGAAATAGTTGATGCACCAACACCAATTACTTTTGCTACTACTGGATCTGGTTTTGTTGTATCCGTATATTTAACTAAATTTCCAACTTTAACAATTTTTCCTGGAAAGAGAGTATTAGAACTTCTTACAGTACTTACACCACCAGACGTTGCACTTATTGTTGCAATTCCTATATTAAAAGCAGTTGATTGTATAGTATCTGCGGAAAAGGTTGATGCAGAACTTACATTACCATAAACTGATTTTACATCGGAAATTCCATATGTCGTAACTGCAATACCTATTAATCCGGAATTAATTCCATCAAAGGAAAGTGATTCGAATGGAATGAATGTACCTTTTACATCATATAAAGTTAAAGCCGTTCCAACAGTAACATTATCTCTTAAAAATGCTGTTGCTCCACTATTATTTCCTTTAATAAAAGTTGGAGTAGAAAGAGTAATTGGATTATTTAATGTAATATTTGTAAAAGTTTGAATATCATATAATGAAATATTCCATTCGTTTAAATTTGTATTTGAAATACTATATGAACCGGAGTTCAACCAAAAATCATAAACTCTAGCAAGACCTATTTCTTTTCCAGAACTTGATGTGCTAGAAGAATTTACTCTTTCATCTCTTAAACTTAAGACAAAAGTATTTCCTAATCCGACAGGAGCAGAACCATAAACTCTATTAAGCTTTAAAGATGAACCAGTATTATAAACAATTGACTGATTTTCTAAAGTTTGTGTGGTTCTCGGTTTATTTACATCTAAAAATGAAGTAGAAATTGTTTCTACTTCATACCCTCTGATAAATGCTTTTCCTGGAGATATTTTATAAACTACCTTACTTTCACTTGGGGTGTCTCCACCATAGGTAATTTGGTTCTTATTAAATATACCATCATTCCCTTTTTGATCATTTAGAGATTCTCTTACTGAAACGTCAAATGGAGAAACTAAGTAGTCTCCAGATTCAGCATAGGTCCTTCTTGCCAACTCATCTTTTATGAACGAATATTTATCATCTTCTGTTTTTGAGCGAATTGTGCCATCTACAATAGTGGCAAGCTCCACAAAATTTCCATCATCAAAATCTGTTAATGATTTTTTGAATAAATATGCTGATATTTTTAATCTATCTGCTCCTGGAGAAGCGTAATTGTTAAATCCCTGGGAGTTATCATTCAGGGTCTCATCTGTATTTGAATTTACTATTTTTTCATCAATATAAAGTCCAACTCTATAGTTTGGTTTATTTGTATATTGATCTAGTACTAAAGTTTCTTTTTTTACATTGACAAACTGCCCTCTTATAAAATAAACACCTTCTGATATATTAAAACATGATCCAACGGCAGAATTGTTAGTAGAAATTGTTGAAGCAAAAGGTTCTCCTACTGCAATAGAGGTATTTCCAAGAAGACCGGATGTAATTATAATATTAGAAGTTAACAACTCTCCATCAGAAAATTCTTGAGTGGAATTATTTTGAGTACTAGAACCCAAATAATTTATGTATAGAGTAAGATTTCCTCTTTCCGAGTCCTGTGGTAATAATACTTTATCAACCACAGCGGTAACACCGGATGTTTGACCTGTTATTTTTGCACCAACAAGTTGATCAATATATGCTGCAACCGGAACTCCAAGATAATTATTTTCCAACTGAACACAATAATATAATTGTGAATATCCAGTGTTACCTGATATTACCTTTGCCCCTTCTTTAAAAAAATGCTGACCAAATTTTTCAATTTGATTTTGTAATATTGATTGGAGAGTGGTTAATTCTCTAGCTTGAACTGGATATCCTGGTTTAAAAAGAACCCTATGGTAATCATTATTGGGATTAAAGTCGTCAAAATATGGTGATACGTTTAAATTAGTTTTCTGAGACATAATTCGTTAAAACTGCAAAATGACTTTAATATCTTCTTTTTGGTTTGATGATCTAGTTATTGCCGGTCTATTATCAACATAAATGATATTTCCGGAATATTTTTTTACTTCTGGAGATGAAATTCCATTTGTAAAAGTTTGACCTAGATAATATGTTCTATTATTTATTGTAGTAGATATGCCAGTAAAGGATGTATCTATTGACAAAGTTCCACCAGAGTTTCCATTTATAACCAAATTTCCACCAGTAGACGGGGAACTTGTAAATCTATTAAGATTAAATCCATAAGTTGGATTAGTTTGTGCAGTTCCTACAGTATTAAAACCAGATAAATTTCTATCTTGCCAATATTTTAAAACACCAGTTGTTGAATTATAACTAATAACTCTACCAACGGCAGTTGTTCCAGTAGATATCGTCTGTGTTATATAAGAATCATATACAAAATTTGAACTACTGTATCCTGTTCCAGTCAATCTTATAGCATAAACAGAACTAGCTTTATCCGAAGTTAAAATAGTCCCTGTAGTTACTTCTGGATTTTCAACTATTCCAATTCTAGCAATTTGATTTCCTGTAATAAAATCTGGATTTTCATTATCATTTTCAATTCTAGAGTATGTTAAGACATTAAATGCACCAAGTTCCCTATAAATGTTATAACCATGACCACCTTTTGGGGAAATGATTACATCAAAGGACGGAAGTGTATCGCCTGTTGGAAAATTTCCTCCAGATAAATCAACACTACCAAATGTATATCCAAAACCTTGATTCGAAACAGTTATCGTATCTATCTCTCCATTTTCATTAACCACAATCGTACATGTAGCTCCCGTTCCATTTCCTTTAATGGGAACATTAAAATAAGTATTTGCCTCCCCAAGACCACTTCCTCTATTTGTAATTATTATAGTCTTTATGGAACCATCAACTGCATTGTTTCTTATTAATGCAGAATCTACAGATGTTTCCCAATTTTTTGGAACAGGAATAAAATCAGAGGTTTCAAATTTTATAACATCTGCTGGTTTTATGGTGTAGAGATATTTCCAAATATATCCGTCTCCGCTATCCCCAGCTGCTCTCGGTTCCAAATCTGTAAAAAGAGGTTCATCTAATGACGGTCCTCCACCTGGGGTGTCTGGATTAGAATTATTGTTCAAACAAATATAAACTCTATATTCACTATTAATAACAAAATAAAATGATGAATATAGATTTGTTGCCCCCGAAACTTTAGATATATTTGTTCTACTATAATCATGTCTGTACATATCATAAATTGTTCCAGAAGACCAAACTCTCTTTGGAACAACTTGACGAATATCCTCAGAATTTATCTTCTTTAGAGCGATCATCGTATCCCAATAATCGTCCTCTTCAGTAAAATTGTCCTTAGGAACGGGAGGAGATTCATCCCAGTTTGTTTGATAATCATATGGATTTGGTAATCCAATAAATGTATAATATGAATTTTGTTCTGAAGAAACTTTCTCTACGAAATTCTTAGCATTTAATATTCTAAGCTGATCAGTTACAATTGCAGACATTTTTTTGTTTTTTATTTATTTATTACTCATATACCATAATTATAATATTTAAGAGGATTGGTTCTCATTATCATAGTTCCTGTTGATATTCCCGAAAATCCAGATCTTGTATATGAATTATATTCATTATCCTTTGTTCTGGTTTTTAATGTAATTTTACCCCAACTATATTCTGCAAATAAGGAACTATTTCCTATGCCACTTAAACCATTATATCCAGACACACTAACAGTAACTCTGGCTACATAAGTTACTCCCAACCCCGGCACTGAAGTTTGTGCTAATGAAACACTTGCAACTTTATAAATGTTATCCAATCCAGTAGTCCCTATACCAATAATCTGCCGATTTTCATCCAAAGAAGTTACTCCACTACCAACTCTAGAATTAAATACTGCAAAATAATATCCAGTTTGTATGCCACTAATTGTAGTAACTCCAGTTATTGAAGTTGATGCAATACCAACAACTCTAAGAATAGAATCTTTTGGTATAGCAAAATCGAAAACAATACCAGTAGAAGCAACTCCAACTGAAGTTGTTGAAATTCCAGAAATAATTCCAAAATCTCCTTCATACTGAGTAACAGTATTGGTTTCAGATTCAAATGATGGTGGAGAAATTAAAACAATAGGTGGATTATCCTGGGAATATTCTATTCCAGGACTTGTTACTGTTATTGAGGTGACAATTCCCGAAGAAACTGTTGCAATTGCTTCTGCTCTACACGTATCTCCAAATCCAATTGGATTTTGGATGACAACATCTGGAACTGAAACATATCCAAATCCCCCTGTAGAAATTGCTATAGAACTTATTGTACCTGCTACAGAAACAACTGCAGTCGCAAATGCATTTGTCTTGGTTTCTTGGGGAATAAATGTTATTTGTTTTTGGAAACTTAAAAATTCATCTTGGAATGCGGGAATTGGGGATTTATTCTCGTTAACCTGATTAAAAATAGGTCTTAAATTATCGACGAAAACTGTAGTAGAACCTATTCCAACAGATTTTATAAGATATGCTGATGGATTAATAACTGGTTCGTATAACATTCTATCTTTTGAAACTTCTTGCTCGTTAATAATCTTATCTTCAGTTTGCCTGCACCAAGTAATTGGTCTAGTCAATGTTTCATCTTTGGTATTTCCTGGCCCATAATATGGATTTGTTGATACTAAATCTGATGCTAAAATTGCATCAACTACTCTTTCGTCTTCTTGAAGACCATAAGATTGATTTAGTGAGGAATCAAATCCCAATGTTAATCCATCTCCAGGTTTGACGGTTTCTGTTATGTTTTTATAAACAACATCAACAGAAGCGGTTCCTTTATAAAATAGTATTTTGCAAGAATCTCCTGTATTTGGAATTTCTAAAACAGGTGGTTTTGGTGGTTCCGTAAAGAAGATGTTACTGCCACCATTAAAAATGTAACCTTTTCCAGGTTCCTGTAGAACATCATTTACAAAGACTAATAACAATTCCTGGGGATTAATATTAGAACCTCTTGCAGATCTAATTGAAATCAATTCTCCAAAATATTTGAGTGGAAATGCAACTCTTTCTCCATCAAACAAATCTGAAATGTCATCTAATATTTGTAGTTCTCCAAAAGCCCATCCTGTAAAGGTGTCATCAAAAACTTCTTGTATTGATATCTGAAACTCTTTGAATGAGGATGTTGTTGGAATACCAGTTAGTCCTCCTGTAGGTATAGTTAATATTTGACCTGATCTATAATTGTATCCAGTATTTTTTATTTCAAAATCAATAACACTGGATCCTTGCCCAACTACTATATCAATTGAAGATGCTGTTCCGACTCCAGAAATAGAAGAGGAACTGTAAACTAGTGGAATATCTGAGTATGATAGAGGATCATAAATTATAACTTGTGGTGGGTTTGTTGATGTATATCCAGTGACAACTTTTGTTATTGTAACAGATTCTGAAATTTTTCCTTTTATGATAGTAGTAAATCCAACATTAGTTATTGTAGAATTTTCTGAAGAAGTGCTAGAAATGCCAACGTTTACTATTCCGACTTGGGGATTTAAGACTTTAATATTTACTGGAGTTCCAATCGGTATTTGTTTGGAACTTATACTTCCAATACCAATCCTCACAAAAGATGATCCGACAGAAACTATATTTGTTGATAAAATAAATGTACCAACTCCAATAGAACAATTTGAACCAGTATTAAGTAAGTTTAGCAATCCAAAAACACTATTTTCATTCTTGATGAAGATTGTGGTTGAACCTACTCCAACTATTGACGAAATACTTGTAGGAATGTCATAATAAGAACTTGCTCTATATCCAGAACCAGTATTTCCTATTGAAATTGATTGGACTGTCCCTGCCAAAGAAACAATTGCAGTTCCACCAGCAGAAACTAAAGGTTGATATCCAAGACCTTCCGTAGATCCTACAGAAACTATAATACCACCCTTTGGTAACCCTGACGAATTTATATCATAAGAAACAGAAGATGTTGATCCTATAAAAGTAACAGACGTTATTCCACTAGACTCTGAAAGAGTGAAATTTATACCTTTTCTTGCATTTTCTAAATCTCCAGATAAACCTCTTGACTGAACTATATCATTAATCAATATTAAGGCTCCCTCTTCAGAAATTCCTGTGATATTTGATAGGGAAGATTTTAGTGTAAATGTGGAATTCGTTCCATTAAATCCAGTCGCTATGTCATCAAAAATATAATTCTTAGAATAAGTGTCATCTGAGGAACCCTGTATTCCAGATCTCATAAAACATCTACCAGAAAAACTGGAACCTGTTGATATTCCAACCCAGTCTTGTTCATCTGGAGGACTTGTTGAATATGTTTGTGGAACATTGCCATATGGTGCCGCAGCAAAACTAATATTATTGTCAACAATATTGTAAGATCCTACTACTTTGTTAACTAAAGAAGATATGGGATGAGTATCAATATCTGTTCCCATCCAAGATCTTCTAACAGTAACTACATTACCTTTTTGAATAGATGTAATCCGCATAACTTCTTCATTAATTTTTATCAAATCTCCACCATAAAAAGATGTTGAATCGTTTAATATGATGCTCTCATCAGTTAAAAATATTGGAGATGTCAGTGATGCAGTTAATCCAGTTGATACTATCGGGGACTGAACAATATTATCAATGGCAACTACTACTCTAGAATTTTTGTTCTGAGATAGGAATTTATGCTGAGTTCCAATACCAAAAGAAGTAAAATCCAATACTTTTGGAATAGGTCTCAATGCTTCAGAGGCAGATGCGGCAACTCTAACTTTATTATTATTTAAATTTACAATATACAGAGTATTTGGGAGTTTGTCGGTAGAACCTATTCCAGCAATAGTTGTTGTTGCTATTCCAATAGGTTCTCCAAAATTAGTTTCATATACTACTTTTTCTCCTGTCGAATAAAAATGGGATGGAATTTTTATAGTATTTCTAGACAAATCTACAATCGAAGAATCGTTCGCTGAAAAATATCTCTCAAAAATGGGATAACCTTTATGAGTTAAATTAAATGTTCTTACTTGGTCAACTTCAGTCCCCGCATAAGAACCATATTGAGAATTTATATCCAAGTTACTTAAACTATATGAAGACGTATTATTACCTTCAAGTCCAAGTAAATTTGCATATACTTTTACTTGCGTTTCAATATTTGGTAGGGGGGTAAATAAAAGTTGTGTTGTTGATCCAATTCCAGTTACTGATGCTCCAATAGTACCGAGACCGGCAAAAGTTTGAACATTTCCATATTCTGTTATTAAAGGTTCAGAAGTTAAATCATCAACTATCAGAATAACTTCCGAAAATGTATGACGGTTGTTTGTTATATCTGAGACTTGAACCAAGCAATATGCACAATCGTGCTCTCCAGTAAAACTTAAGATTGTTGATGAAGATGGTGTTGGTGAGCTTGGTATTGAAACACTATTTACCCTTATCTCACCATATTCCAATTCAATTGTTCCTATTCCTGAAGAATTAGTATCACCAAGAGCAACATTCGCGGTATTTATATAGAAAGAATTGCCAATAGAAACATTTGGTATAAAGTCTATTTTTAAAGTTCCCCCAGAAATATAAGGATAATATGTACCATATCCAGTAGATGAATAAGTGGATCTTGTTTTTGTTGATAACTCTCCATATTCTATAAAATCAATATTTGTTCCATCATGAACTACATTTAGTTCATTAAATTGATAATTTAAATTATCTCTGAATATTTGTACCAAAATTTTAGATGAAGTATATGTAGTTGCCAAACTAACAACATTTATTGTGGAGGCAGATGAGACTATATTATTTGTATATACGCTGGCAATAGATCCAATAGATGTTGTACCAACTCCAATAAAAGCATCATCTAAATTATATGATAATAAAGCAACGTCATAATTATTAATAGAATATCTTGTTGGATAAAAACGAACAACCCCATATGGTTGGTCGATTATAAAATCAAAAGAACCCAAATCATATGCAGTTTCAATTCTTCCATATTGATTAATGCTTCCATATGATCCATTATGAATGAGAGATGTCAACATTACCTGTCTTTGACCGGTAAATTTTTTATCTCTAATGTAAGAAAGAAACTTTAAAGATCTACTTGTATTAATATTAAATTTATAAATGTCTGAATATTTTTCAGGTCTTTCTCCACTATTAAATTGTGAGCTAACATCATCTATTAGTAAGACTCTATTTCCTCTTGCCTCATAATAATCAGTAAGTGGTTTATTATCAAAATATATTTTATCGCTCACAACTTTTGAGTTTATATTCAAATAATTTTCTTTTCCTAAATCAAAATCAGTTACGCAATTTAAATCACCATAACTTGTCAGTTCTACTTTTACATTAGTGGCAGTTGTATCTGTAGAAAGACCTACAAACAAATTACTAAAATCATTATCTAGTTTAGATTCCATTTGGAAATCCGAGTATTTTCTAAATCCAACAGAGTGATTTAAAGCACTAACTGCATCACTCCAAGTATCATAATCGATTTTTGATTTTAATGAATATGAAAAATTTTGATAATATAGACTATCTTGAATTCTCTGTATATTATCATTCAAAAATCCTGCATTAGATTGCCATCCACCCTCAACTTTAATTGAAAAATCAGTTTTGGCATGAGAATTTAAATCGGTTATTGATGATGCCGTTCCTATTGTCTTTGAAGACAAACCTTCTACAATACTATTATTTTTAAAATTATCCTTCGATGATATTTTTAAATATCTGGTGATTGGATCCCAGTTTTCAACAATTCCAAAAGAGTTATTGGACTTTACAGTTTCGCCTTTTTTATATTGATTTTGTTTAATTGATGGATTAAATATTGGAAAATTTCTTTCAGCAATTATTCTTCCGGATGAATTTACTGGATCATATTTTCCAGGAAACTCTGATTCTGAAAGATAACCATCTAAACTATAAGTTACTGCACTAACTCCACCTATATTCAAATCTATACTTGTTATTGTAAACAGAGAATAATCATAATTTGAAGAATTAAATCCTCTATAAGTGGAATTAACACCTACACTAATGTTTTCTATTAAAACCCTATCATTAACTCTAATTGGATATGTGTTGGCATCAAAGTCACCAATATCACTAAAAGAAAATGGTAAGTAAACTTTTGCTTCTTTAGTAGATGGGTTATATATGATGTCAGTTATTCCTATTCCATTTGAGTTTTGTGTTGGGATTATTGTTGGAATAGAATCTGTCAAACCATTAGCATTTATTTTAATCGTTACTTGATTATCCCCAAGGTTATAACTTAAATCTGACGGTACTACTTTTTTGGTTTTTCCATCTAAAACTACAAGTTTTGGTGCAGTTGTGTATCCTCTTCCCTGAGAAGATATTCCGATATTACTAATAGAAAATAAATTGTCAATTTTTATATTTTTGGGGAATGATGCGTAAGGTTTTAAAGTTTTGTCTGATGTAAAATCAAATCCGCCGTTTACTATTTTTATCTTTTTGATTTTACCTATCGTATTGCTTCTTGCATCCAATATACATCCGTTACCATTTAAAGAACTTACTGAAGTTATTGCAGGTAAAGAATAATAATTTGTCCCTTTATTTGTAATTTTTATATCAGAAATTGGACCTGTTGCTGTTAAAGATTTTGTAGTATATTTTAAATATGATGATAAAGTGGATGTAGTTGAAATTCCTGAGGTATATGATTTAACTTCTGGATCACTTGATAGAAAATATTGGAAAGAATTTGGTTCGGAAACTCTTATTTTATATGTGCCATTATAAATGCTATTTTTTATTCTAAGTTGATTACGCGAATTAACAGTATCATCCTTTATAATTTCTTTCTTTTGGTCTGGTAAGAAAAGACCAGTATAATCTAATGGAAGTAAATTATAGTACAAAGTACTTGCTAAAGATTCGTCAATTTTTAGAGTTAATGTAGCACCAGAAGTTCCAACTGCTCCTGCTCTTTGGACATTAAAATTATTATCTTGTTGGTCAGAATCAAAAACTTTTTCGAATTGATTGTCAGAATATAATTCAAACTTAAAAGCCGAATATGTTTTAGAATTGTTGGTATATGAAAGTGAAGAATCGGATAAATCAAATGTTACTATAGAATTTCTATAGAGATCTATTGGTGGATTTATTGGTGATATAGTACCATTCGAAGCACTTGTAATATTAATAGTGTTTGGTCTTTCAATAGTAGAATCATAATATGAATTAGAAAGTTTAATAATATCTTTATTAATCGAAACAATATAATACATTTTATTGTCAACTAATCCCCCTGATGGAGAACTTGAAGTATGAATTACTCTTTGCCCATTAATATACCCATGATTTTGAATAGTGATTGTATTATTTGATGTGCTTATATCCGATCCAACAAAATCTCTTGGATTTACTATAATTCTTCTATTAAAGTCATTATATTTTATAGTAATAGTTGTAGCGGACGAACTTACTACTACATCAACCACATCATCAGTTGTCAATCCATGGGTCTGTGCAGTAGAAACTGTAGCAACATATTGTGATATATCGCAGTTAACTTCTGGATAGTTTGTTTTAAAACTATGATAAGTTCCCGTACCTATTCCTGCAAAAAATAACAATCCAATATTTTTTGTAGAAGTCGTTATACCCGAGAAAAATCCCGTACTTCCCAGTCCAACTTGTACTGTAGAAATACCAATCAAATTCTCATTTATTCTTGCAACATACACCGATGAGTTATCAGATAAAGTTGCAGTTCCTATCCCAGTAGAAGAAATAATAATAGAATTTCCACTATTAACATTATAAGTGAGTAAATCTCCAGTATTTAATCCATGATCTGGCAAATATATTGTCCTAAGAGGTATGAATACTTGCGTTGCACCAACACCTGGATTAGAAAAATAAATTGTTGTTCCTATTCCAACAGTTCCTATGCCCAAAGATTCTTGGGGATTAAAATAAATCTGTTTATTTTTTAAATATGAATTATAATTTGTTATATCATTTTCTTTAGGGACCTTCACAAACAACTTTCTTGAATTTTCATATATGATTGTAGTAACACTATGAGACAATCCTGGAGTATTGTCTATTTGTCTTAGGATTCGCAGTCTTGATGATTTTTTATCAACATTTAAAACTTTTATTTTTTCTTCGTCAATACTAAAAATATCATTTTCTCTAATATTTGGAAAATCCAAATTCCCTCTAACCGATATATAAGTAACTATTCCTGTTATATTTGCAGAAGCAATTCCTACTGTGGTAGTTCCGAGACCAACTAAAACTAATCTATTTGTTGTAACTCCCGCTATATAATTACCTCCAATTATATTTGAAGTTGTATTTAATCCAGATATTGTAAATAGATCGTTATTTGAAATAGTATGGGGAGAGTTATTGTATAAAATATATTCTCCCTTTTTATTTGATGGGTATATAGAAACATTGTATAAAGAAGTGCTAGCGACACTTATAGTAGAAATGGATTTACCTGCCAATTCCGAAACAACTGCAGACACTAAACTTCCAAAAGTTCTTGATTTTCCTTCAGAATCGATATTATTAAATACTAGATTATCATTTACTTTATAACCATCCCCACCAGTGGATATTCCGATGCTATCAATTGAACCAGGAGAGACTCCAATAACATCTATGGATTGATTTAAATTATTGGGTAAAGTTATATATTCGTATCTTGAATTAGTTTTTGTTATGTTATAAGCGTAAGTATTTCTAACCCAATCAGTCCGATTCAGATCTATAGAATCTTGATTGGATTTTTTCTTGAAATTAAAATCGTTTGGTTTGGAATTATATGAATTGCCTATTAAATATGGAAATTTTGGTCTATAATAACCCTTAAATGGACCTGACGAATCTACAGACAATTCCTCGAATGTTGAAAAATAAGCATAAGTGCCATTTGGAAACTCGGGAGTTATGCAAAATCTTCCGTTGTTTTCATCTAATACTGATTCATCATTTGATTTTTGATATACAAAATCTTCAATGAAAAACCCAGGTGGAAAATAATTTCTAGATGGTCTATTTTGATTTAAACTTAATTTATATCCACTCTTCATTTGAGAAACAATTCCACCAGATTTTTTAGAATAACCATATGGTCCATAAATTGGATGTCCATCGTAAGACCATCCAATAATTGGGGAATGATCTTTTGATTTTATTTCTCTGTTTCTAGAAAATTTTAAATCTGGATTTGAAAATAAAATTTTTCCAGATTGATCCTTGGAATATAAAATTTGTCTTAATTTTCTTGGAGCGTATAAATGACAATATTCAAGTTCATACTCTGAATTTAGACCCGGACTTAAACAACCATCATCTTCCGCAAATATGTTTAGATATTTTGTAAATAAATTTACAGTCCAAGTTTTAATTTTGCAATTAAACTTAGCACCACTTCCTGGATGAGAAGCAATTATTCTTGTGTTATCTGCAGAATATCCAGCACCAGGTTCAATAACTTCAACATCAATAATTTGATTATTTAAAACTACTGGAGATAATACTGCACCAACTCCATCTCCAACTACAATTAAATCTGGAGAACATGTATAGTTTTGCCCTACAGAATTAATAAGAACTTTTTGTATACGTCCATTTGAGACTATCAAATCAAATTCGGAACCAGATCCTGATAAAATATTAACTGATGGTTGTCTTTCTATATTAAAGACTTCTTCAATTCCATATGAAGAACCTTTTAATTCTAAATGGAATGATGTAATTTCTCCTCTGAAAATAGGATCAATTCTTGCTTTGTAGTTTGAAGATATTCCGACAGATCCAATTATGTTAACTTCGATGTTTGGATAGTTGAATACGTGGACACCTGAATTTCTTGAGGTCAAATTTATAAATTGACTAGTCTTATAGAAATAATCTGGTACATAATTACCAGTTCCTATCTCACAAAGTCTAAATTGATTATCGTCTATTCTTAATACATAATAATTTCTATCTTTTACTAATCCCCCAATAACCGTTCCTGTGGTAGTATATTTTATTATTTCTCCAGAAAGAAACCCGTGATTTTCTATTGTTATTGTATCTGAAGAAATGTCAATGCCCGAATATGAAGTAGTTCTTTTTTTATTTTGATATCCACTTCCAGAATTTTCTACACTTATAGAAGATAAAATTCTTTTTTTATTTACACATTCAAAATCATGATTTCCTATACCATAATCACTCAGTGTTATCGTGTTTATTCCAGAAATAGCATCTCCTAATGTCCTATGTAATTTTATTTTTGTTGTCGAAACTGTGGAAATATAATACTTAGAATCTGTTGATAATCCTCCAACTGCCTTATGGGAGTTAGTTTTGTATATTACTTCTTCCCCATTTCTAAATTTATGGTAAGTAGAAAATCCTACAGTAGAAATAGAACTACCAATTCCAACCAAACCAGATCCTTTTTCTGCATTAAATGTTGATTTATGTGTAATTAATTTAGTATTACATTTGGCTACCGCACCAATTCCATTTCCTCCTGTAATTTGCACAATAGGGTCTTCCAAATAATCAAAACCTGGATCCAATATGCGAATTTCTTTTAAAGATCCCGAAACTGAGCAATGTCCAGTAGCTCCGCTTCCTACAGAGTCTGAGATTATTAATTTTGGTGGATTTATTACATCATAATCAGATCCTCCAGAAACTACATCAATTTTTTCTATAGGTCCAAAAATAATTTTATCTTTTGATTTATAATTTAAAATTTCTGTACCATTAATTAAAATTCCTGTAAATCCGGGAATGGTTGTTTCTTTTTTTTCTGATATAATTGGGTTAGAAATTTCTCTTAATAATTTTTGAGATCTAATCTCTTTCCCACTAAATTCTATAAACTCTATTTTATTATCATTGATTACGACATCATCCTCAGGTGATACATATTTCTCATATAAGATATCAGACTTACTTTTTGCCAGTTTAATATTATTTTTATCTATTCTTTTAACAAAATAAATTCCTTCATCAAACAAAGAGGATGCTATTATCTCAAAAGAATTTGTATTTCCATCAATATCATTAGTTTGTATTGTTTCCTTTTCTGGAGTGTAATAAACACTGTCTCCCGTATAAAATCCATGATCAGTGGAAGAAGTTAATTTAAAGATCGTAGATCCAGATTTGTAAGATCCGGAAAAAGAAACAGATCTATTGTTTAAATTCAAATCACAGTTTGGATAATATGGAATAGAAGGAGAAGCAATTAATATATCATTGTTTTTATTTGTGTAAATGTTTTGAATATTGGTTGATATTTCTCCAATATATGAATATTTTGATGATTTTCCTTTTAAAATATTCCTCTTTATTTTATACAAACTTTCTGGCAAAAATCCTTGCCCCACAATAAGAATAGTTTTATCCGAAGTTACATCAATTATAGTGGATTGTTTGGTATTACCTAAGTTATCAATGATTTGTAATGTATCTCCAACCTTTAAAGTGTGATTATCCTTTAAAGTTAATGAATAAGTGTTATCAAAATTATCAAATATACTATAAGACTCTACATCATAAGTAATAGGCAAATTAAATAACCATGAATTTAATCTCGAATCTCCATCTTCAAACCCGAGTGTTTTTATTTTTATAGTGTCTCCTTCACTAAACAAAGTATTATCATCTGGAATATCTAGATTATTCAAAGTGGAAACAATTCTTACTCTAATTTCTTCGCCATCGTCGGTATTGGCATATGCATATGTGTTAACCGAGATTATAGAATTATCTAAAATATTTTTTGTAATATTAGTACAATCAATAAACTGGGTTAAACTTTTGGAATTGTATAAAATTACACCCTGCGTGCCATCCTCATAAGTTACTAAAAATTCTCCATTATTTGGAAAACCTACAGTAGAATCTACATCTATTGAAGTAGATTGTATATTGTAATTCCCAATAACCCTAGTTTTGGGATGCACTGAAAAATTTCCATAGGTAGACCCATCATATATGAGGTCTCTATTATACCCACCATCAATCTTTAATTTATAAAATATTTTTCCATCTTCAGAAACTATCTCCTCAAGAGGCTCAGTTATAGTACCATAAGATTTTGGAATATTTAAATATTCATCTTGAAATAATGTTAAATTAGTGATCTTTTCTATAGGACCAGATATTTTTTCTACAATAAAATCATTTGTTATTTTATACTGAGCATCCGATGGTCTGAATAGAAAATCTTTTGTACGTATTACTTCTACATCTTCACCATATAGAGATCTAAACAAAATTTTAAACGATTGATCCGTACCTTTACTTCTATAAAAATCTTTTATTTGTTTAATAATAGTCGCTTCATTAGCCTTTTCGACAAAACTTCTATTCTCAAACCCAGGTGTTAATTGGTATTTTAATTTGAGTAAAAATTCTTTTAAAAATAAAGAACTTAAATTATAAATTTTTGTGCCGGATTTGTGAGAAGATGCCTCCGATTTTTTGAAAATTAATTCATCGGAAGGGCGAAGACTATAAGTAGAGGCTATTCCAACATTTACATTCTTATGGGATATTATGCCACTAAATCCCCTATAGCATTTTTCAAACCCAGTTAAAGTTTTAGTTTCATATAAAATTAATTCATCATCTATTGATATTAATCCATAATTATCTGGAAAATCGATTTGATTTTGCTCAAAATTTAAAAAGTCTACTGATATATTTTCTTCTATGATAGAAATATCGGATTGTAGAAGAACATAATCTACTAGTTCTGTGGTATTATCTACCTTTATATACCTATCAATGTTCTGTATTAAATCTACAGGTCCACCCGGAAATTCCTGAGACAAATAATACTGTTTAAGAAATTCTGCAACAAGAGGATAATCTTCTTTCACATATTGTGGAAGTTGATTATTTACAATGTCCTTAATTTGAATTCTTTTTTCTGTCATTTTGTTATGATCTTACTAAATTTCCGTTGTTATAACTTGATGATACAATGTAGTTTGATGCTGAAGGATCTAGACCTGATGAAATGTCATCAACAACCATATCAAAAGTACTGTTATTAATATCTAGTTGCAAATAAAGGTCTTGTTTTCCAATAACATCATTTGATTTTGGAATAGCAGATATTTCAATGATGGTTTGACCATCTTTTATCTTTCCTGATAAAATATTAATGGGATTGAGTGTCAATATACCGTTCACATAATCAATTTTTCCAACACTTCTTCTCAAAATTGTAGGAGAAGATGAATTTATGGAATCTATAGTGAATAAAAATAAAGAACCTGTAAGTTTGTCTGCATTAGGAATATCTCCAACATAAACAGTTTGAGACAATCCATCGATTTTAAATCCGGTTGTTTTGATATTATAACCATTTATATTTTTTATATAGAATTCATTTCCAAATCCAATTTGATACTCTGCATAAGTATTTAAAGATACTCTCAAATCTCTTCTCATTTGGAGTGTTGTTATGTTTGAAGTAACCGATTCGTGGCTATCATCTATTATCTTTAAAAATTTACTATATTTAAATCTTGCTCCATATTGATTTAACTCTGTAGACTCAGAATATTTTAATGCATTTTGTTGAACAATACTCGACACATATTCTGAAGATGGTGATAAGTTCGTATTATAATAAACTTTAGAGTTTATCTCAAGATAAAGGTACTTAAGATCTAGTATTTCTGGAACTATACCTGCTACTATGTATTTTTTTAATTTTAACTTAATATTATCTTTTATTAGATTTGGAATAACATCACCAAATCTAGGTTTAATACTTATAAAAACTTTTCCATATTGTGGTGGCACTAAATCTTCACCACCAAAAACTGATATAGATTCAGTTTCTTTATAAATTTTAGATGGAATTAGAGTTTCAAAATCATTTGCAGTGACAGCTCTATTTTGAGAGGCATATACTCTGGGTGCATACTTTTTTATGGATTCTACTGATTCTATGTTTTCTCCACCAGATGCCGATAAAATAGTGGTTATTAAGGAAATTCCTGTCGATACAGTATATTCTATAGAATTTCTAGTATATGTTAATTTTCCGGAAAAAGTAAACTGAGAAACTCCATTTGCACTACTACCATTAGAAGTAATGTAATTAATGATTACATAGTTTCCCTCATCAAGTTTTTTCCCAAATATCCCATCGCCAAAAATAATTTCATATCTCTCATCTTCTATTTCTTGTAAAAAATATACTCTAGACTCTTTATCAAGATCAAAAAGACTATCTTGAAAGGTATATTTCTGAACTATTGATGATTGTGCATTATTTTTAACACTTATTGATATTAAATCTGTGTCTATGCCTGAATTTGGCAAAATATATCTTTGATTTGGATTTCTAGAAGAATATGTAAAGTTATTCGTTAAAAGAATCCCCTCATAAACTTTTATATTATCAAATGTTGCAATTCCATCAAAAACTGGAACTGTAATATCATCCAATATTGAAAAAACAAAAGATTGATTACCAGAAGATCCTGATGATGTTGCTACAATACCTTTCTTTAAAGTAAGGGATGTCAATTTTGGGAAAATGTTTGATGTGTCAACAAAAAAACTTATTGTTGCTGTTGCAGATTTTTTAGATCTTGGCATATAACCAATATTTCTAGCAAGAGCAACTACATTTTCTCTAAGGGTTGCACTATCTATAAAAACCTCATTTGCAACCATATTTGCATTATATGAGGTTATGTAAGTATTATATGCCAAAACATCAAGAATTGATGAAAGGTTTGACCCTTCAAAATCATAATCAGTAAAATTGGAATTCGCTTTTAAATAATCTTTGAGTGTTGTTTTAATCTGGTCGAAATCCAGATTTGAAAAATTTACTAATGGCATTTACCTAGTAGGTTGCAATACAAATTGTAATTGTTGTGGAACAACGTCCACTCCTATGATTTCATATATGATTATTACGTCAAAAGAACCATTATCATAATCCGGATAAATTTGAACATCAATTAGTCTAACCCTCGGTTCATAGTTTATTATTGATTGTCTAATTTCATCGGAAATAATAGATGCAGAAATTTCATCAACATTTTCAAAAAGAACCCTTGAAATACTGGATCCAAAGTTTTCGTTAAAAAACTTTTCTCCGGGAAGAGTAAATACGATGTTTTTAATAGAGCGAGCAATAGCAGTCTCATTTTTTAGTGCAATAAGATCACTGTTCAGGGGATTAGACTGAAAAGTCATACTAATATCTTTAAAACCCTGACTTACCCGCTCTAAAGGCATGAATTATGTTAGAACTAAATTTATTTATTCACAATTTTTTAATTCATAAAGAGGTTCTGTGCCATATTCCCAATCATCATAATCATTATCATTGCGTATTTTGGCATGAATTTCATTTTGATGAAAAAAATCATGTTTTTTAGGAGTCAATTCATCGTTTGCAATCTCGCGAAGCATCTTCTGTTGTTCAATTTTAGACTCCCACCCGTATTCACTTGACAAATATTGAGTTCCCCACTCATTTTTCATAAAATTTTGGTCTTTATCGACTTTTTTGGTCATTTTTGCTCCTGATTTGTTAAAATCAGAACTTTTTACGGGGTTCTATCCCGAGTATCGATGTAAAATCCTTCTCTTAGATAGTCTTCATCTTTAACAAATTTCAAATTTTTTCTTTTTTGAACTTCCTCACCTTTCCAAACCGGAATTGCAACAGTATTTCCATAACGGAAGTCTGGATTTTGGCGAAAGTGTACTTCAATAAGATTACTCCCTATAAATTCGCAATTGATCCACTCATAATTGCCCCTTAAACTATTTAAAATTGACGGAAATTCAATTTTTACATCAATTTTGGTCCACTTTTTCCATTTATACAAAGATTCATTGTCATATCTATCTCCTAAAACCACAAGTTTTGAATTTTTGTTATTAAAATCAACACTAATATGTTGCCCATAGAATCTTTGACACCAAAATTCTGATGGATGAAAATGATCCGTATGTTTATGAATCCATTCTACACGAGAAAATCTCCCCATCCCTAGTAAATTAATACTTGGTCTGACGATATAGTAGTCTGGAGATAGAACGGGAGTTCCTACAGGACCGCACAGATACCCTAGAGAGTGTGCTAAAAAGAGTTTATTATATACCCATAGATCATCTTTATGAATAGAATTCCATTCATCTATTGGATCAGTGTAGTACATGAGTTAAATCCGGATGGATTATTTCTATGAAGAGTGTAATTTTTTTGAATACGAAGGTCAGAATTTTTAAATGTCCAACACTCTCCATTATTATCTAGGAAGACAACCCATTCTAAATCGTGCTCTTGAGAACGATCAATACAAAAAAAAGCCCAACCATTACCTTTAGGAGTAATGACTGGGATTTGTGGATTTAATTGGAGCATTTTATTTTCCTTGCCCACGGTATTTTTTCTTTCGTCCATTACGAGAGGTTGCACTCAAAAGAGTTCTTGCTGAGCGTCCTTGACGAGTCTTTTTCGGTGCTCCGGGTTCAAATACTGTCTTATTGTTTCCACCTTTAGCCATGTTTAATTTCCTCCAGTTCAATTAAATTTGGATCAATATCCTCTTCCGAGAAAAAACGCTCTGAGAGGTCTTGTAGAACCTCACTACACTCTTCGATGGTGAGGTTCTGATATATTTTACAACCTTTGTATAAAATGTCGTAGTGTTTAGTCATCAAATAATACGAGTTTTCTCATGCCCAACACGGATACGAGGATCACACCAAATCTCAAATCCTGCTTCTTTTGCATCAAGGCAGAATGAAACATCTTCTCCACACATATCCTGTACATTTCCAGATTCAAATTGTTGCATTTTTGGAGCAAACCATGGATATTCAAGATTCTCAAAGACACCTTTCTTAATCAGAACCCAACCAAATCCAGTGTAATCAACTGTAAATGGATTACGACGCTTTGAGATACTTTCTACAGTTTCGTGATTCATAACTCCGCCATTTTTGCGGAAATCATCTTCTTCTAACCAATGTGCGACTGAAGTTGTGTGTCCATCTTCAGTCGCATACCATCCTGCTACAATTTCCTTTTCTTCTCCATCAGCAGGAAAAGATAGATCACAAAGTTGCCAGAATTTGGTAGAATCAAAGACAATATCCGAATCAATCCAAAGTTGGTAATCATATTCGAGTTTACCGTCCCAAGGAATTTGTTTCGGACCACGAAGAACATTTGCTCCTAAACATTTGCAGCGAGCAAAATTAACCATCGATGAGTAATCTTGTGAAATTTGAATACTCATTCCGTTTTGAACCATGTCAAAACAAAGTTGTACAAATGCTTTTAGAAAAATAAATGAACATCCCCTTCCAGGAAGACAAAATACAATAGATTTTCCTCGCATTCTTTCTTTAATTGCATCAATGTCCCATTCTTGTTCTTTGGGCTTTGGTGCAGTAGCTTTAATAGTAAATCCTTTTGCCATAAGTTAAAAATAACCTTCAATATCAATTTTAACAGTCTATATATGTCTTGTCAATGAGAAGAATTTAGAATTGTCTCTTTATTTACAATCAACTCCTCATAGGACAAATCATCTACAGTATAGTCAGTTTTCATTAATCCAACCATATTTTTCAGAGTATTCCAAGTTGTCTTGAATTCTTCTTCTTTGATTGAATGAAATATGCACCTATCCTTTGCATATATGTGATATATCTTGCTAGTCATAAAAAATTTCTCCGGAATTTTTTTTTTCTATTTCATTTTGTTACTGCATTATATATCACAAACATGCAAAATCCAAGTGTCACAAAAAAAGGACGTGGATAACGAATCATCCAGCCCGCTAACACAACCTTCCAAAATCCCCAGTAAGGTTTACTTCTTTTTTCTCTTACGCGCACCATTTGCCTTTGCTTGTGTCTTATAACTCCTACAACGTTTATCCGGGCAAGACTTTCCTTTCTTATGAATCCACCTCGTAAACATTTTTTATACTCCGGAAAATTTTTATGAGATTTATATTTAGAGGTCGATTTGTCACCTCTGTAGGTTAGGGTAGTTGGCTTTTTTTAATAAGGGGGGGCATCAGGGCGGGTTTATAACACAACGCCGCCGCGCCGATATAAACAATCGGCGCAAAACACTGCCAAATCACTATCATCACCAATCATAACATAAGTGCCCCTCAGTGTCAACATCACTCACGCTCTGTATAACAACCAAGGGGCACACAGTTAGTATCAGAACTCGATCACATCTGCAGTGGGTTCATTATAAGCACCCTCCGAAGATTGCTCACTGCCCAGAGTATCCAGGATCTGAAGAATCTCAGCACCAGTATTACCTTGTGCCAGCAGAGAGATGAGAACTTGCTTAGACATTTGTGTTGTTTGTTGTTAGAAACTGTGTGTTTGGTGAGTGTCTTTATAGAGGCGCATCTCATTCCTCTTGTGATACCTTACTGTGCAACCAGGAGAGGGTTGCTGTAGTGATAGAACTTACGGACCTCAGTATAAAGATCTGTACGCTCTTGAGTGTTAGGACTTGCTGCTAATACTGCCAGACGACATTGCTCAGCGATCTCATCAAGCGTATAACGACTGGAGGAAATGTAACGCATTGTGTATGAGTAACTGTGTGAGTCTTAAGTGTTATCAGGCAGCGATATCTTCAGGGAGAAGATTAACCACTGCTTGGACACCAGCGATATGCAAAGTGGTGACGAATCGGTAGGCACTGCTATAATCAGGAAACTCTACAGTACGCTCCACATTGTCCTGAACGTTAGTGAAGGTGACGGTGCGTGATTGAGTCATTTGAGTGTTAGTAACTGTGTGATCGGTGAGTGATACTTAAGACTAGAAATCGAACAAGTCTGAGTTAATCTGAATCACGTTCACTTTCGGGTCAGTGAATGATACTCCGTCAGGCGTCTTAGAGATAAGTCCTTCGACCGCATCTACGAAGTCTTGATAATCATCACAACGACGAGCGATGTCATACAAACCCTCATCATTGTTGATCCAGAGAGCAACATTCCAGGTCTCATAATTCTCCCAACCGTTATAGGAAATGTCGAGAGCATTGCGTTGGTAAGTAACAGTCATTTCAGGAAAAGTTTAGGGGAAAAAGTGTAAGTGAGAATGGAAGGATTCAGTCCAACCATTGACCGTTAATGAACTCTTCAATCATACACTTAAGACCGCGATCAGTAAGGATAACTTGCTGGAACATACTTGCGAACAAGCGAGTAGGAAACTCTCCAGCGACTTGTATACCATCAGCGGTAGGAATTACAACTCGGAAAGTGTTAGTCATTTGGTGAAGAATTGAAGTGGGAAAAGTGTAACTCAGTCGATTGCAGATTCGTAGGTTTTGAAGAACAAATCCCAAGCGTAGTGATCAGCAACAAAGGAATGAATGTTGCACTGATCGCATACCCAATCGTATGCCATTTCACAATCTGCGTTGGTGCTCAAAACGAACGATTGCAGACCTTCGATTGCACTCAGGAAGGCATCATATTCCACAAGAGAGAGACGAACTTTACCAGTGTACATGTCTTTGAGAATAGTCATTTGTCGGAGATTTGCGGTTGATTGGTGTCTATACTATAGGGACACTTTCAAGGCCCCAGAGTTACTAACACTCACCAACGGTCAGGTGTACTTAAGTCCTCTACATACGCCTCACACTTCTCTGCAGGTTCCAACTTGAATAACTTCTCCCAATCAATCTGGTGGGGGTCGAAGTCACCGAACACTGATAAATCCAGAGTGATTCTATAACGCTGCTTCTGTGCCTGACTATAAGCAACTGACATAAGTACGCTCCTGGTGTGTTATGAGTGTATTGTAAGATGCCTGGGAGTTTGTGTCAAGGTCTTGAGGGTATTTATGAGGGGATGGTGATTTTATGCGGGGGGATTGTGGGGATTTTGTGACGCTGGGGTTGACAAAAGTGCGGTCCTGTGCTAACGTCGGGTAAGATCACTACAAGAACTCACATTTATCAAATATAATACAAACGGTATAACAAACTACTATACCTTTTATTTTACATTTAGTTTTCCACAGTTTAGTATAGCAATCTATCAGTAAAAAACCTGCTATTTATACATATTATTAGAGCGTCTTATCAGTAATGAACCAAGGAATAATCTACGCAATCTACAATAAAGAAACTGGTAAGTATTATGTGGGTCAAACTATAAATGAACTGAACAAAAGATGGAAAGAACATCTATATGAAGCGAGGAGAATGAATCCCTCTCCACTATACAAATCTCTTCGCAAATATGGGGCAGATAAGTTTAACATAAGAGTGATAGAAGAGTGTTCATCAGATATACTTGATGAAAGAGAAACTTACTGGATTAGTGAATACAATTCCTACAATAATGGTTACAATCAGACATCAGGTGCTGGAGGACAGTATAGAATAAGCGACGAACTAAAAGATAGAATAAGCGACACAATGACTGGAGTTGAGAAAACACCAGAGCACATAGAAAATATAAGAAAAGGAATGAAAAGAAGTGGTGCTAATTTTACTATTAGAGGTGATGGTAAACATAGTAGAGTTAAGGTAAAAACAATAAATGTTGATACCTTGGAAGAAACTTACTATGATAGTATAACAGAATGTGCTGAGAGTTTAGATATAGCAGTTTCAAATCTTCATCGTTACATTAAACACGGATGGAAAGTTAAGGGGCACAGAATAATCAAGTTGGAAGATAAAAAGAAAAGTTATGCGATTTATGGCGTAGATAAAGTAACAAATAAAATCAAATATGCCTTCCCAAGTGTAAGAGCAGCAGGGAGAGAACTGGGCACTGGTGGAGATAGTGGTTGTACTAAATCACTCAAACATCCGCACAAATATACCTGGAAAGGTTGTTATTGGTTCTATCAGTAAGCAATAAAAAAAGAGGGTATAAGTACCCTCTCTACAGTATAATCAATCAATCCCTAATCGGTACTGAGCATAACGTTTGGCATCCTTTCTTGACTTGAAACGTGCTTGCTTACCATCGAATCTTAGAGGTTCAAACTTATACCTTACTCTGTTCTTGTGTATAATCTTTCGACTGTAAAAGTAGAGAGCAAACATACCTTCTTGCTTCTCATCTTTGGTCTTTTCCTTGTTAATGATGAAAGGCAGATTAACAGTGGTGAGAGTAATCATAATCAGTTAATTGTAGTGAGGTCAATAACAGTGATAATTTCAAGTTCTCTGATATTATCGTCTAGATGTTCTTCCCATTCCTTATACAGAGCATAAGACTCTTCAATTAGATTTTGCTCGACAAGATATGTGATTCGAGATTGTACTTGTTCAACGATGTTTGCAAGAATTGAATCTTTTTGAAGTTCAGTCATTTGGTTAGTAATTCAGCAGGAGATCCACAAGAGCGATAGAAGTCAACCATACGATTTGCTTCCTCTAATGTAGAGAAACTTTGCGTTCTCCAGACTTGTTGATAAGGAGTGAAATAACGAATCGTGAACATCAGTTAAGAGGAACAGAGTGAGAGTAAAGATAACCAGCAAGATTGCCGAAGTTTTGTTTCCTTGCTTGGTATTCTGACCTGGCAAGAATAACCTTTGTTTGGTCGGAGTTAGAGTCTTTCCAGATGAACTTTTTGAAGGATTTTGTCATTTGTTGGGATAAAGAATGTCGATCATCTTTTGGCGAAACTTATCAGCATCAGTCACACATTCATAAGACAGAGTAGCATCTTCGATGTCATACTGTTTCATTTCAAGAGTGTGAATTACGTCATTGAGAAGTTCAGTTAGTGCGAACACTTTGTCGGTATCAGTCATCATAGTTCAGTTCAGTTTGATGCCATCATTGAAAGGAACATCACCGTACTTGGTAGACACAAACCAGTTGAAGTTTTTCTGGTAGATGTATTCGCTATTTCCATGCTCTTTCAGAATAGCATTAAGACGAGACTTGGTGGTTGCTGACTTATGCCCACCATCAAACAATTCCAACCAAGTATCACCTACCATTGCAATCAGATTGCTATACAGATAGACGAAACTTACACCTTCAATGTTGATAACTTCAGTGTTATCCTTTTTCCAATCAATCTCTTGGGAGATTGCTTGATTCATTTGACGTTCGATGACTCGCATTGTGAGAAGCGTTGTGGTTATACTATAGGGACACTTTCAAGTCCCCAGAGTTTCAATTACGGAAGGCACCCAGAAGGTTAAACTCTGCAGGGATTTGCTTCTCTGCGATACGCTTACCGTCGATCTGGAAAGTATAACGAAGTGAACCTTTTACAGTTTTGGAAACTTTACAGGTGAGGCAAATCTCACCAGTGCGAGTGCCATTCAGATCATACTTTGCGAAGTAGTGATGACAAACTCCATCGAGACGATAATCAACAACACCGTTGCGTTGCTGATAGTTTTCGAGCGCAAGTTGCTCAGAGAGTTTGATGGAATCGAAGAGGTCAGTGATGTTCATACTACTAGGACACTTTGAAGGCCCCAGAGTTACTTTAATTCAACTCAATGTTCCAGTCTTTGTCGTGGTTAAGATTCGCCCAAAAGTGATACTTACCGTTAGCAGAAGTGAGAAACACCTTATCACCTCGATGTTGCTCAACAATACATTCATTATTTTGATTCATTAAGTTACAGAAACGATTCTGTGCTTTTTTGCTTTTGGGAGTTACAAATGCAGTCATAGTTAGTTATAGAAACGATCGACAATTTCATTGCGGAGACGATTCAGAGTCGTCACATTGGAAATATAACCAACCTCAGTGTTAAGATTATCTTCAAAGGTCGCATATCCAAGAATGTTGACAATATCGCTCACATACAGTTTGCCATAAAATTGAAGTTCCTCTTTATCAAAATGATTGAAGTAATTAACCAGAAAGTTGAGTGCTTCGTTGTAGAGAAGTTCGGAGGGAGTTTGAGTCATTTTGGTCATTTCAGTGGTTGTCATACTACTAGGACACTTTGGAGGTGAGTAACTTTAATTGGCAGTGAGGTAGGAATCAACCTCCACCGTACACATAATCTACCACACCAGCAACATGATTTACACCTTCGATAACAGTGAACTTTGCATCCTTATCGAAACAATCAGCATAGTATTCGCCAAACTCTTCGATAAACAACTCGCGGCAGTGTTCCTTAGACTCAGCAGCAATTACTGCCATTCCAGAGGTATAATCAGACAGGACTTCGTTGATGATATAGAGATTCATAATTCAAACTCCCAGTTCAATCAAACGATTCACAATCTTGGTGCGAGCAATAGTCTTACCGTTCAGAGTGTAAGAGAAGCGAACTCCTCCTTTTACAGTAGGAGAGCAACGACAATAGAGTTTCACCTCGTTAATCTTATCGCCGTTCTGATTGTGCAGAGGAAAGTAATACGAACACTCACCTGCAATATAAGTCAAACGATGTGCATGTTCAGACCAATCAATTCTCATGCGGTCAATAATGCCATTGCGAGCATCATAATTGTCTCGGGCAAGTTTGGATGCCAGATTGATGCTATCTTGAATGCGATCGATGTTATCTTGGATCATTTGGGAAGTGCTCATACTATAGGGACACTTTCAAGGCCCCAGAGTTACTGTTATTCACTGAAGAGTTTGTGTTACTTTGTAGGATTTGCTCGCTGCTGCTGGTATCAGGTCTCAGTCTCAGGTGCGTCTCGCTGAGATCCCAGTCCAGCACTCAAGCAAAAACCGAAAAAACTTGCGATTTCACTTGTCAGGCAGTCTAGGTCATCCCCCGCAGTGAAATTGTCGAAAAAAGTGAAAGTGTTAATTAGTGAGAAAGATGTGCTGCTTAATCACTCACAATGTATGGTCCTTCAACATAACAAAACTCATCAAGAAAGTAATCAATAGTCACACCAATCTTCTGTGCTTCGGTATAAAACTCTTGATATTGTTCGCCACTTAAAATGTAAAAATCAGTCTCAATCATTGGTGTCAAGTTCACAAACTTTTTCGTACAATGCTTCTATATCAGTGCCCATAAGTTCACTTACTTCATCCCAATCATCATGAAACTCTATCAATGATTTAAGAGCAGTAATTTCAGCAGTTGAGAAACTCATTGTTGTTGTGAGATAATGTTTGCTACAGTGTGTAATGTGCTAGAGGTGATGTTGCGAACTCCAGGTGAGAGTATAAACGCAACAGCAAAAATGAGGGCAATAGTTTTCACTTGGGATGGACTCTTAAGTGTTAGTCTCCTTGCCATCAATCATAGCGGGAAGATACATCAGGACCAGGATTCTCAAGATGTGCTACACTCGCAGCAACACCTTCAGCAGTTAATGCAAACTGCACTTTCTGTCCTTCATAATAGATCTCAAAGACAGATTGCTGATAAGGTGTTAGATTGCCTTGCTCATCCCAGGCATTGCGTGTGTGTGAAGTCTCAACGATTTGATAGACTTTAGAGGTGAGAGGAGAAGTGTAGATCATAGTTTGAAATCAGGAATCGCCGTTGATGTCAGAATCATCAGAGAAGTCAACCCAGAAGAGAGGACTTGTGTTGTCTTTGGAAGAAGAATTAAATGCAATCAAAGCACCTAATCCATAAACAAGGAAGAGAAGTACAATAAACTTCCAGAATCCATCAGGCAGATTAGATGCAAACTCCTGAAATAGATTTATAATCGGGGTGATGTCAGTGCTCATACTACTAGGACACTTTGGAGGTGAGTAACTTTAACTCTACAGACCATTGATGAAGTCAGCAAGTGCTTCTTTATAGTCTGCTTCAGTCTCAAAGATGCGACCGTGAATGTTACGAGGGTAGGTTACATTCTGGCGACCAGCATCAGAAACCATACGGCAGTCTTGCTCATCGTAACCCATCTCAATCAGGTTTTGAACGTAAGGATTGTAGTTTGTCATTTGTTTCAATTAGTGGGAAAAGTGTTTGTGTGAATCAGTTACCGAAGAAAGCATCAAACTCATCTGCAATCTGATCAATCAACTCATCAGTTGCATCGAGATCAAATTGACAGCAAACAAAGTCTACACAGTCATTCAGATCAGTGTGATTGTTGCACATAAACTCCAGAAGTGTAGGAGTGATGTCGGTTTGGAAGTCGATTGGAGTGTTGTTCATACTATAGGGACACTTTCAAGGCCCCAGAGTTAGAATTAGAGACCATTGATAAAGTCAGCAAGTGCATCATCATATTCCTTTTGAGTGTTGTAAATACGACCGTGAATGTTAAGTGGGAAAGTCTTTTTAAGACCTGCAACTGCTACAGTTCGACGAATCGTATTGTTCTTGAGTAAGGTCCATTTTGTTTGTGAAATTAGTTGCAGTTAGGAGCAAAAGTCTTTTCTTCGATGACATCATAATCCTCAGTCATCTTTACATAATTCCAGAGAGTGTCAGTTTCATCATCCACATTTTCCTGATAAAGGTGAATGAAACCATCAGCATCTTGCTTTACATAACAACCATCATAATTCTCATCATCGAAGACATAACCTTGTGAAATCAGTGAATCAGTGAATGTCATTTTGTTTGTGAAATTAGGAAGGGAAATCATTTCAGAATGTGGCGATAATCAAGAGATTTGATACACCAACCTGTTGCAGCAGTAATCTCTTCAACTAGATCATCTTCATCATCTGCTTCCCAAATCATACCGATTGTTTCATCGGTAATGTTTGAGAATTGATGCTCGGGAAAGTCATCATCTTCATCGTAATCAAACTCGATTGCAGTAACTTGGAACAACATAATCAGTTAAAGTAGAATGAATGAACGTCGGTTTCTTCGTTGTATTGAATAATGAAATCACCAATCTCTACATTATCACTTTCTTCCACAAGTTGAGCGAACTCTGTAACATTTGCGAATGGAAGTGAAGGAATGATACAATCACCATTCTCATCAAAAGAGTTAATGCAGTTACCAATGAACTTCATAATCAGGAAACAACAGAGTAAAATGCTACACTTGAAGGAACACCTGATAATGCTAACGAACTGTTGCGATCATCAGCATAATCTTGTGCCTCATCTTCAGTGTAGAAAGGTCCAATATACTCAGGCGAATTGAGTGCATTGGAATCGAATCGGACGGAAAAGGTTGTGCTCATACTATAGGGACACTTTGAAGGCCCCAGAGTTACTGTTATTTGAAAGTTGCATTGAGTATTATTCAACTCTTACTCTCTGCGAAGTATCAATTCCTCTTGCTTTTTGATAATTTCCTAATGCACCAGCGGTTGAAATAAATCCCGTAACTAAACATTTCCATCTTTGAGAACTTATTACTTTTCCTCCCATACTTGCATTTCTTTTTGTTTCTTCTTTAGATAATCCGTGAATACCAGTTTTATTTTCGTAAGTTAATTTGCCATTAACTTTTCCTCCTATTTTTCCCGCTTTTCTACCATCTATACTCATCTTTTCTTTACTTCTTCCACAGAAACCCGTTTTGTTTTTCTTATTATTATTTCCAGAAATTAAACCTCCCTTTCTTCCATTTTTCACCCTATCTTCTTTTGTTAATGAAAAAATACCTATTTGATTTTCTCTCTGTACTTCTGCACTTATTTTACCTGCTTTACTTGCTAAAATTGATAGATACTCATTACCAACATCTTTCCAATCTTCAGGCATTTCAACATAATCGGGGCCAGATACATTGAAACATTCGTTCAATGCTTGAACGCTTACTTTTTGCATAACTGCTCTTGAAATGACTCGCAGTATTATTTATACTAAAAGGAGAGGATTTCTCCTCTCCAACCTTAAAGATGCGAGTCAGTTAAGGCATCATTATTTATTACTTGAAAGAAACATTTACTCCAATAACTTTACACGAAGGATTGCGAACTTGTGCAGTCTCTCTTGCAGATTTGGGGTCAGGAGCATAAACTTCTTCAACGAAAGTTCTTCCACCTTGATACATTTTAACTTCGTATTTCACAATTCAATCGTCTCCAAAGTTGTTAGAAAGAAAGTCCTCAAGTTCAAAGAGTTTGCTATCACTCAGAGAGGACACATATTCGCTGATGATAGTTGCCAGAAGGTCAGCATCTTCACGACATTTCTCATACAAGAACTGCTCAAGTTCCTCACCAGTAGAATAACGAAGGTCAGTCATGATCAGACAGAGGGATTAACAGAGATTTCTTTAATGTTTAGACCACAGAGTTGATTGTATACCCGATTGAGTATCAGTTTGTCCGCAGTCTTTGCATTGGATTTCTCATACCAAATCGTCACACATCCATCGTTAGTTTCAACACGAACGCGATAGTTTTTCATCATCAATCAACCAGTGCGACTCTTACACTGTTTGTATGACCATTTGGATCTTTGGTTTCTTTGATATAAACAATACCAGCATCAATCAGCGGTTGAAGTGCTCGCATCCGTTGAGACCAGTTGAGAACTTCATCTCCATTCTCAAGAGTGAGAAGAATCTCTTTTTGTGCTTTAGTGAGTTTATTCATTTGCGAAGAAAGTGTTGGACGAGAAGGACTTGTGCTGCTCCTAAAGAGTAAGCAACCAGGACTAAGATTCCAGAGGTTAGCATAATCAATCAGGCAGGAAGTGTGCAGAAAGTACCACACCAACCGCGAACCCATTTGAGAGTCTCTTGGTAGGAAGTGCGGGGTTTCGACATAGGCATCGAAACATTCTTTTCGGGATTGTATGCAATAGCGATGAACTTGTCATTCACTTGCTGAATCCACATCTGGTTGACTTTACCCTCCTTCCAATTCGTGTGATAGGAGTAGATTTCGGAGACGATGTTGGTGTTCATCTTGGTTTCAGTGGTTGTTCTCATACTATAGGGACACTTTCAAGGCCCCAGAGTTACTGTTGCTCACCATTTACCTTGCTGAATGAGAATCTTTTTGATCTCCGTATAAATGAAGCGTTGAAGTTTAGGATCGGTAGTGTTATCAAAAGCATAATATTGTGCTAAATAATAATGGCAACTTTGGTTAAAAATGAAGCACAAACATCACATCATTCCTAAACACAGAGGTGGGACCGACGACCCAACAAATCTTGTGGAAGTAACACCAACTCAACACGCTATGTTTCACTTTTGTGAGTGGAAGTTGTTGGGAGATTATAAAGATTTTTGTGCTTACAAAATGATTTTAGGTGATGTAAAAAATCCAGAGTTTAGAAGAGCAAGAAATAAAGCATTTATGGATGTTATTTTAGAAGGTGGTAAAAAGTGGAGAGAACAAAATCCAGATAAGGTTAAAGAGAATGGAGTGAAAGGTAATAAATCTCAAAGAGAAAAGTTTGAGAATGAAGGTAGAACAATAGCAGAAAAAAGTTGGATTTTAACTAAAGAAACTGGAGAAGTTATTGAAGTTACTAATCTTGCGAAGTATTGTCGTGAGAATAATCTCTCAAAGTCACATCTATGTAATGTAGCAAAAGGTAATAGAAAGTCACATAAAGGTTATGTAAAGGTTATGATGTTAGAGTAATTCATTTCACTCAATAATTGTTGAATCAATCAAACTCATTTTTTCCAGTTCTTGTAAATGCCAGCAAGCATAATCGTGCGCTGCCATAATCTTAGTCAGGTCATTACCTGCAGAAGCAATCGCAGCATCTACACCATCAGCAGCATTTTTACATCCAGCATCAGTAAGTTGCTGCCAGATTTGATTGATTTCAAGAAGCAGTTGATCTTTGTAGTTCATTTTGCGTAAAGATAACCACCCGACCAATCTGCACTCTCAAGACACTTCTCGCGGGAAGGAATAGAGAGGAGATTGTAACGCTCACCCTTTGCAGGTGCCTTTACACTTGCAGGTTTCAATACTGAACCTGTTTTCTTATCAATAAAGGCGTGGATGCTATCACGACGATCGCCAATGTACATCCAGATTCGATGATACTTACGACCAGAACTATCCAGTTCATAGAAGTAATTATCAGGCGCATCAGCGGTCAGAGCATCACATAGCATCAGACCATACTTAACAATGTTAAGATAGATTGTGTTTTGTGCATCTTTCTGTGCAGCGTATTCTGCGAACGTGGTAGTCATTTTAGTTTCAGAGATTGTTCCAGAGAGCATTAGCAACTACATCAGCAGCACCTGCTACATTATCACGCACAATCAGACGCAAAGTTTCTGCACCTTGTGGGTGTTTGTGCATTTCGCGGATGTTATCGGCGGTGCGTGGATCATTAGCAGCATCCACAATCATTTCAGCGATTTGGTTAATCATTTGACTTTGTGCAGTGCTCATACTATAAGGACACTTTCAAGGCCCCAGAGTTACCAACTCTTTTCAAGTGTAAAATTGAGTCTGCTAAACTCTGCGCGGTCAACTACTTTGTAAGTACCAAACTTGTTGGTCATTACGAAACCTTCGTGAACAGACTCCCTTCCACCAATCTCACACGAAATACTGTCGTCAGCATCAATGAAGAAGAACAAATCGACCTTGATTGAATACACCAACTTCCACAGTCGCAGCAGGTTCACATCAACATCGAAATTTTCTGCAATTTCATGCTCATCCACCTCCTTACCCTCACGAATGTAGGAATTGATGACTTTTTTGAGTTCTGCTACTTGTTTGTTACTTACGAACTCACATAGAGTGCTCATTTGTTTAGCAAACTTGCACACATCTTCAATATCCTCACGATGAGGGCAAATAGATGCCTCAGGTTGCACCCATTTCACATTCTCACAGTCAGGGACATCTGCACCGAAAGATGCAACACACTCACGCAAATTAGGACCAGAATAGGTAGTGTGAGGAGCAAAGATAATTGCTTCCTCTACACAATTCGGAAACTTGTAAGTGATAGTGTTGGGACGATAAGTGTCGTCTCCACCGTATCCAATGAAATCACCTTGAATGATACCATCAATTCGGGGCAGATTGTCGAAGCAGGCAATAAGAATCTCTGCAACGCGAACAGTGTTACCGTGATTCCGCAGAATGTCTTCAATACTATAATTAACCTTAATCTTTTTCTTGTTGAATACCGACTTGGTGCCCACAAAAAACTTACCAGTTTCAGGATCAGTACCAAAAACTATGGCAGGAGCACCATCTATCTTGACACTGATCGAACTATCAGGTTCAGAGAACCAATCAAGCACAGATAGATCACCCGTAAGGATGCTATCTTCAGGATGTTCTAGGTGAGTGTTCTTCATACTATAGGTACAGTTTCAAGGCCCCAGAGTTAGTGTTATAGAGGAAGTTTTGCTTCTGATGTGCTCTTTGGTATGTTAAGTTCTTCCATAATGATTTGCTTGGGAAGAAAGTTCCAGCAGTAGTAACTAGAACTGAACGTAATCTTGTCGTTTGGACGACCATCAGGACTGTTAAACTTCATACGCTTGTCAAACATCAACAGTTGCAAATCCTTGTCCTTAAACAACTGCTTCGGAGCACTATCATTCAACCAAGTGTTAGTCATAATCAGAGCAAATGGTTTGTCAAATGATAATGCTCGCTCAAAGAACTTACGTTTGTTTGTGAATGGTGGATTGGATACAATCACATCCCAGTGAAAAGGTTCATAGGTAAAGAAATCTTTTCCTTCACTTATGTGAGAGTATTCTACACTATGAGTTTGGGAGATTTGCTTAACAAACTCGCTCTCAGCAGTGTCAAAAGGACACCAGACTTTTGCATCTTTGGGAATATACTTCAGAATGGGAGTTACAGCATAAAACGGAGTGTAACATTCGTCATTGTTACCCTCCGAATACATTAGTTTTCCACTATCAATCGTCATACAATGCGAGTCCCAAACTGTTGGATTTCTTTCTTAGTTAGATTACCAGAGAGACGGGGATCTTTGTGCTTACCGTGAATCTTACGCTCCCAATCTTTCTTTAGTTTAGGAAGCAGAACCATCAGCACATTATCACCAGTCAGTTTCCAAACTTCTACAACTTTGCCACCCTCATAGCGAGCAATATAGTGATTGGAATACTTACCAAGTTTCTCCTCAATTAAATAACGCTCTTGCTCTTCCCAGGTATCTTGAACACTGATACCATTATACGTCCCATTGATAGAATTGGCAATGGTAGATTTATACTCACATTCACCATCTTCATCCACAGCATCAGCACCAGAATAGGTTTCTGCTACTTTATGCCCAAGAATACCAGCAAGATGAATCTCACGGGAGCGAGCATAACTGAAAGGATCTCCCCAACCTTGCTCTTCACAAAGTTGATACATTTCCTCAAATAGTTGTTGGAATCTCTGTTCGGGAGTCATTTTGTCTAATGGTTATGCTATAGGTACAGTTTCAAGGCCCCAGAGTTACATTAAACCTCCATCAGTTTGGCAAGACGATTGCGAATATCAAAGAGTTCCATCTCATCCATATCTGCAGAATCTAAATCTACAGGAGCAAACTCCTCAAGATTTACATTACCATTTGCATAGATGGGAGCATAATACAACTCATCCCCATCTTCTTGCGAGAGAGTATAAACACAACCGTGGTCGGGAACAGTAAGGAAAATCATTGGAGTTTCAAGAACAAATGTACAATAAAGGAGCACCTGCTGAATTGCAAGTGCTCTTGTGACAGTTTATCAAGCGGAACGACGCTTGCGGGTTTTGGTAACAGTAGCAGGTACAACTTGAGGTTGCTCTACTACTTCAGCAGGAGAAAGTTGTGCTTTACCAAATTCAATCAGCGTATCAACAAACTTCAGGAATTGAAGCGTTGCAGCACGAACTTTTTCACGACCATTGTTCTCATTAAATGAACGAATCAGAAACTGACTGACTCCAACAACAATGGCACTGATGGTAGCGACGTTCTTAACAAGAGTGTCAACGAACGTCCAGTAAAAAGTCATTTGGGAATAGGTGACTACACTATAGGAACACTTTCAAGGCCCCAAAGTTAGAATCACATTGGAAGTTTGCCTAATGACACACTTTTCCTATGGTCAGTGATATATTTCCGTGCAGAACTTTCAGTCCTACACAGTTTCTCAAGTTGCTGACCATTGTGAATGATAAGATACTGATTCCCGTAAGGAACAGCAGCATAGGTGTCTTTGAACATTGTAAATCCTTCTTTCATTCTACAGGAACCAAACCATTTTCCAGTTTCTGTTCTTCAACACCAATCTTTTGAGAGATTGAACCAATAATGTTCCAAGGATGAATACCAATCATAAGCATACGCTTTGCGGCATATTGCATAACCAACTCATCATACTCTTTAAGTTCATCAAGGGTTTCTTTTTGGCGATTATCAAGTTCTTCGTGAGAGCAAGCGTCACTATCAAACAATGCAAGATCCATAGTTACACCATTTTTAACAAAGTTCCTCATAATTTGAGGATAAAGACGTGCAACACGAGTAGAATCTTTAGTGTTAAGAAGATCAGCACCAATACCATTATCGTTTAGAAACTGTTGTGCTTCATCACGATTGTATGATTCAATTACACCTTTGCGCGTAAAATCTTTAGAGACTTTGTTAGCTACACCATCAATCTTTTGACCACTCCAATTAAGATCAAGAGTGCGAATCCATTTAGCAATAGATTGCTTACTCTGATCCTTACGATGCCCAAATCTCTTTCTGGCAAGTTCTTCTACTTCTTTGTCGCTGATTACTTTCTGACCATCTCCCGCATTTGCAGCGGCGCGAAAGTCATCCAAACATTCTTCAAAAGATTCTTGAAACTCACTGCGAGTAGATTCATCTTCAACATATTCTGCAAAGATCCACTCTTTGTATCCAATTTCAAGAAGATTTTTAATCCTATTGAATCCATTCATCAAGTTATCGTTGGGATAAATTGATGGGGTAAGTTTATTTACATCAATACCCTTACGGAGAGAAATCTGCAAGGTCTCATTGTCACCAGTTCCAGAGATTCTAACACTATTGTCAGTGTTTCCTTCAGAATCTTTGGTGTTAATCTGTGACAGCAAACGCCATTGATAACCATTAAACTTCCAACCAGGAACTTTAAGAGGTTCGGGAAGTTTAGATTCAATTTCAGCGCGAAGTTGAGGCGAAACGCCTTTCAGGGGAATAGAAATAATAGTCATTGTGTTTGTGCTAAAAGCAACTACAGGAGATAGTTTAACAACTTTGGGTAGGGATTTCAAGCCCTATTCTACACTTTCCAAAAAATCGTTGATTTGGTTGCGGAGGATGACCTATGACACCCTTCAGGTAGAATTGCAGAAAAATCAGGTTTTCAGTCCAGTCAGGGCCTTGAGTCTACTGTGAGACTCACCGCCTCACAGTGCTGATGGCAGGTTCGCCCTTCTCAAAGATCGTATCAACGACAGACTGAACTGCGCGGGCAGTAGCGATTCCTACTTTTGAGTAAATGGGAATACAAACAAGACCGAACGATTTGCTATACTGAGCAAGGTTGCCAGGTTCGATACGTCCATCGCGCAGACCTTTGGCATCATCGTGATGCAACCTGATACAGCGTCCGATAGTTTGGGAGATACCAATAAAGTCCATATTACGCAGGAAGAGAACTGCTTCCAAACCCGACACGTTGATACCTTCTGCCAGGATGGAGTGGTGGAGAACAACGAACTTCTTATCGTTATCCTTACCCCAGGCAGATAGCGTGTCGAAGAATACCTCACGGTTCACTTTCTTACCGTCGATGACAGCACCCGTCTTTGCCGTGATATACATCCAAGAATAACCGCGAGACTCCAACTCAGAACAGAAGTCAGTCTCAGAAACCAGAGAAACAATCTGCTTGGTTGCCTTAGCGCAGATCAAAATCTTGCCGACTTGATTGTCATCAATGGTTTCTAGCAGATTCTCCGAATCACGGTCGAAGTTGGTCTGCTTACCAGTTACCATAGGCAGTTGCTTGACGATCACTTTAGGGGGAACAATGTATCCACCTTCAACCAACTCAGGAGCAGGAACTTTGCAGATCACCTGACCATAAACAGCAGCATCATTCATCCCTGGTTTGCCGACAGCAAGAGAATGTTTTGGGGTTGCCGTCAGAAAGTAGCAGCGACGTGCATTAGCAGCAAAGTGCTCAGTTGCAGGGAAAAAATGACGCTGAACGCTGTTATGTGCCTCATCAAAGTAGATCGTATCCACATCAATCTCTGCTACTTGGAGACGCGACAGAGAATTGTAGGTGGTTACAATCAGGCGATGATTGCCAGCATTAGCATCAACCCAGTTACGAATCTCACGAGGGCGAGTGGAAGACTCGTGATGAGTTTCGCCACTGTGAACGTGAAAAACCTTGGCGTTGGTGATAAACTCAAGGAACTCAGCAGAAAGTTGCTCAGCAAGCAAAATGCGAGGAGCAACAACAACAATGGTCTGGGGAGTTTCAGACTGCAACTCGCGCAGAGCATCATAGATCATCTTGAGAGTTTTTCCTCCTCCCGTTGGAACGATCAGTTGACCTTTAGGGTGCTTTTGCATAGCAGCAACACCGCGTTCTTGATGAGGGCGAAGTTGGATTTGCATTGGAATCATTATCTAATATAAGGACACTTTGAAGGCCCCAGAGTTTAGTTCTGTTGCTCTTTGCAGTATTTCAAATCAGAGATCACACTCTGCATTGTAGCGCGACTGTAACCATTTGCATAACTCGGAGACTGTTCAGTAATATCCGAGGAATGATCTACATTATAGCACACATCGACGCCATTTTGAAGAGTCTTGAGCATACGCTCATAGACATAATCAGGGATCTGAATGTAATTCATTGTTCTCAGTGGTTTGGTATCTAAAGACAAAAATAGCACGCTTAGAGGTTAATCTGAGCGTGCTGATGAGGTTTAATCAACCCCCATAAACTTCTTCAGCGAGTGGAGTATCGCCAAACATTTCATTAAACAACCAATCACCAGTGCGACCTTTATTGAGGTTGTCTTCACACTCTTTCAAGAAAGAAATCTCACGAGTCCAAAACTCTACAGATTTCTTTGCCTTCGCATACTCATTGCGAGCATCATAGAGTGCGCGTTGGATTTCGATTCGGTCCATTATGAAGGAAGTGCTTATACTACAGGGACACTTTCAAGGCCCCAGAGTTAGATTACTTAGGTCTATAGTCGTGCTTAAGTTGAACTTGCTCTGGTTTCTTACCTTGCTTTTCTGCCTCAGATTGTCTTACAAGAGTTTCAAGTTTTCTATGACCTCTTCTTGTAATGTCCTTTCTTTTCTCTCTTGACATACCAACAACAGGACGTTTTGGTTGATCAGCAGGTCTTAAATCTACTTCAGTTTTCTTCTTTGCAAGTAGTTTAGTTGCTGTCTTTTCTGCTTCTTTTGCTTTTGGTTTTTCTGCTGCTGGTGCTGCTCCACCTTTCTTTGCAGCAATTCTAGCAAGTGCTGCTTTCTTTCTTTCTTCTTTTGCTGCCGCTGCTGCTTTTGCTTTTACATCAGCAGATCCACGTTCTTGTGTTGGTTGTTGAACTCTTGTAGATGCTTGTCTTTGAGTACCAATATCCTTTCTTGGTTTATATTCTGTTGGTTTTCTTTCTTCTCCTGGTTTTGCCTGTGCCATTCTACGCTTTTCGGGGGCAGTCTTTTTTCTCAAAGATCCAATACGCCCACCTTCGCCTGTTCTGCGAATTTGTGCTCCAGACATAAAGGAAGCATCATATGCTTCTGCACAAAATTGAGAAAATGTTTTCATCTCTACAGAATAAGTCTTTTTAGGTATTTAGTCAAGAGTCAGTGTTCAGTTTCTCAACTGCAGCACCATTGTTTAGTTGTCTTCCTTCAGTTTATCTTGTGCAGATTTACTGACTTTACATACTTGACCAGTTTCGTAGAACCACCTAACCCTTTCTCGTCGTGCTTGAAGAAGCATTTGATACTCTTCATTTTGTGTTGAACTGAACTTAAAATCTTGCTTACGCCAAGCATTTTTCAGTTCTTCAAGATGAGGCAGGACGTTTACAGTTTGAGTCATTAGTTCAGGATTCAGTAATTTCAGTGGTGGTCTCTTGAGTAACTTTAGGTGTCACACGAACATTGTAAGGACTGTTGAAAAACCTGCGGAAAGAAGTAACAACAATAAGAAGCGTTGAAGCAACACCAACCAAACCAAGGAAGGTAACAGCATCGCCAGAAAAAGTGTAAGTGTCAGGAGTCATAATCAGCAATCGTAATTGGAGTTCAAATAGTTGTTGAAGGATTTCAAATTATCTTGCTCTTCAAAGAGACCTTCATTCATCTCTTCAAGAAAGTCAAAAGAAGAAAACTCTTCTACTAAAAGGTCATCAAAGTCTTCCATTTGAGTTTGAGTGCTTACATTATTAGAACACTTTCAAGGCCCCAAAGTTTTTATCAATTCTTTCCCATACTGCCAATATATCCTCTACCCCATTCTTCATAAGAATAATAGGTATAGTAATACTCTTTTGGATTTCCATAGTTCTGCTCTTAAATTGACTCGCAGTATTATTTATATTAAAAGGAGAGGATTTCTCCTCTCCAACCTTAAAGATGCGAGTCAATTAAGGCATCATTATTTATGTACTATTTTCTTGACATAATTGCTTTCATTCTTGCTTTCTTTGCTGCTAGTTGTGCTCCTGCTTCGTGCTCCATTTCACCATGTGCCTGACGGATTTGCATACCTTTCCAACGTGCAGATTGTCTTGCTACCTGTTTGTTATATTCATTGGGTTGCATTGTGGGATGCTGCTCTGTCTGCAGTTCTTTCTTAATTTCCCTCTTTAACTCTTCGCGTTCTTTTTGATTTGCAACTCTTTCTCTCTGTGCATTTACTGATGCAATGGATCTTTCCCTAAATGCAGAAACATTATCTCTTTGTCTTTTTGCAAGTTGCTGTCTTCTTGCTTCCAGATCTTCAGAGACTGATTTAACTTTCTTTCCTGCTTTTTTTATTGCTTTTTTTATTGCTTTACCACCAATTCCACCTTGCTTATCAAGCATTTTGGATATTTTCTTTGCAGACTTGATTGGTTCTCTCTTTTGTCCATCATCTCTCTTGAGAGTGTATATCTTTACACCATCTTTTTCTTGATAAGTACCAGGAACTACATATGGAAGATCTTTTGTTTTTTTCCCTTCACAAATACTATAAAACTCTTTGAATGTTAGCATCTTTCTTCTTGTTTTGATATATTTGAAATAATCAAGAATTATTATCGTTAATAATCAAATTAAACCAAGTTTCGCTCATTCCGTTGATAATGTTATCTGCAGATTTTTCATCATCAGCATATCCTTCAGAGATAAGATGCTCTACGAGTTGATCGTGAATTTTATAAGTTTCTTGAAGTTGTCTGGGTGTTGGTTTCATTTTAATACTTTTTAGTTATTTATTGAACCAATATCTTTATATCCTTTGCACCTTTCTTTTCTATCACTTTACACCAGAATTCTGCATCATCAATCGTAAGCAAAGTTGCGGTTTGCTTGGAGTAACCCTTCTTTTTGGGTTGGAGATACTGTACCAGGTACTTCATAAGGATTTTCAATAAAGATTTCAATTTGAGGTTTATCATTCCAGTGCCTAATTACGCCTGCCACTATAAAGCAGTTTGTAATCAAATAAGTAGCAAAAATCACGGTGCGAATAACCGCAACCGTGTCGCTTTCTTTATCACATTTGGATGCTTTCTCTCCGATGGATTTTGCCCACCATCGCCACCAGTTATTACTCTTCTTCATTTTCCATCTGCTAGCACAACATTCTTAAAATCTTCTTGATAAACTACGATCTTCACATCTTGAGATTTGTGTTTTCCTTTTCTGAAAAGAATTGAGACATATTGATCAGAGGCAAATGCAATCACTCCAGAAATGCTTTTGTAAATGACTTCGGTTCCCTCTTCGATGATCATACGAAACAAGACTCCAGAATTGATTGGTTTATCGGCATCGCGGTATAGTTCCGCGTGTTCTTGATATTTACACAAGCACCGATGGTTCTACTATTGATCGGGGCAAAATATTCTCTGGTTTTGGTGTTGTAGAAGGAGTGTATAGTTCTGGTTTCAGCACCATTATTATAGTCAAACTTGCGAGTATTACATAACCAAATACTGATAACATTTCGTTTGAACTCAGTTGCTTCATAATAATATCCTTTTGGGGGAGAATGAAAGAAAGAAGATGGAAGTTCAACAGTCATAGAACTTATCTTTTGACATATATTTGATTTGCTCCTGAAGTCTCAGTATTTCGTGCTGTTGTTCTGTGATCTTTTGTTGTAAAAATGTAATGCGTTCTTGATACTGTTGCTTCAGATTAAACTCAAGACGATTCAAAGATGTGTCAATCATCAGGTCGTAAAGGATTCAACTACACAAGATTCTTCGTTTTCAAGAAGAGGAAAGCGTTGTGCTTTTACAATGTTTTCTCGTAGTTTGCTGTAGTATTCTGTCCAGGTTTCATTATCCCATTCAACAACAACATCAAAACATTCTTCATCATTTTCTGCGATTACGTTAAGCAATCCACCATATTCCGATTGAAACTGTGGAACGAAATAGTCCAAGATATAGAGAAACTTTTGTGCCATTTTTTTGTGTAATTTACCTCTTAAGTTTAGAATTGATTGTCTTCTTTGTCAATGTTGGAAGCAACAATAAGGGATGTTCCGACTGTCAAAAGAATACCAGTAAGCATACCAAGAATAAAAGTCATCAGTAAAACTCAGCAAGATAATAGTCCACAGTTACTTCAAGTTTTGCTGCTTCCTGTTCAATTTCCTCCCAAAACTCACGGGCAATCTTTTCACGTTCTGCGTTCATAATCAGTTCTCGAATACGTTGTGGAATCATTTGCGTTTGTGTTCGTCTAGGTAATCAAAATGTTTAGAGAATAGTACAAAAAAGAACCATCCAAATGCCGCAGAAATGAGAAGAAAGTAAATCACCTAATTTGATTACTTGGAGGAGTTTTGAGGTTCTCTATCGCTTTTGTGCGATAATAAGCATCATACATTCGCTCATCGCGTTGTACTAGAAAGACATTCCAACCAATCATAGCAAGGAAACCTAATGCAAATACGGTGATGTACTTACGATTCATTTAGAAGAACTCCCAGAGTTTTTGAAAATCATATTAGCAAGAACCACAATAGCAAGGTTCTGCCCGAAGGTCAAGAATACATTAAACCAAGATAGAATCAGTCCAAGCAACCACGCTTCAAATAAGATGCTAACAGTTACAATAACAATAGCACCAGCAATAACACCAATAGCAGTAGAAGTTTTCATAGGTCAGACAGCAAGAGCACCAGAGGGAATTTCAACGATTTCAGGGAGTTTAGTATCATCAAACAGATTCATATTATAGCATACCCACTGACCATTACGGAAGACATAAGCATACACTTCACTAGTGTTATTCAGATACTCACACAGATCAGCATCAAGGCGAGGGGCAATAAACTCATCACCACGCTCGGTATAATACAGCGGACCTTGTGCGCGGGTTTCGTTATTCCAACCAGCATTAGTCCAAGCAGAACTCATATCACCACCATCAATCAGTTCTGCTGCTTTAGCACGAGTATTGTAGTGAGTAGTAAGAATACGACCCAACCACTCAGGATAACCATCCCAGTGATGATAGACAGACAGAATACTGCCGTTCTTAAGTTCAAGACCGATGCGAGAGCGAGTGGCGATGGTAGGTTCCTCAAATCAACAAATGTACTATAGGGTCTTTTGTGCCTCTTGTGGAGATTTGTGTGCCACTTCTTCAATTGTCACAAGGTCTCTGTACCGCTTCCATATTCAGTAACAATTTACGTTTGCTGCACCAGTTCCCAGTACTACACCCAGAGGAATTGCCCAACTCCAAGCATTTTTTTTAGAAACTGCAGCAGCAATTCCTCCTCCTAAAAGTCCACCAAGAGTAGTTCTTGCAGGAGAACAATATCCTCTAGGTTGTGCCACAGGAGCAACTACTGGTGATTGATAAACATTACCTCCGTTGGGACGATAATATGTACCAGTTCCACATTGAACATTATAACTTTCAGTATTTACTCTTCCCTGAACATAATTTCCATAACTATCATAATATCCAGGTGAATAATTCTCTTGATAGTTAGTACAGACTTGATAAATGTTTGTTTGTTGTGCAAATACAGGAACTGGTGCAACAAACACTGACGCAAGCAAAACTGTTTTGAAATTCATTTTTGAGTTTATCTTAAAAAGACTATAGAGTAAAAAAAGGGACTTGTAAATCCCCCCTTGTGACACTTATTCAACCGCCACGTTCTTTTAAACTCCTTACAAAATATTCCGTAAATGTTTCCATTTTTTCAGGAACAACTTGAGCAATATCATAGTTGATTGCATTCTTAAGAGCAACCATTTCATTAAATTCTGAATCGGTGAGTTTATTATTGTTTTTTGATGGAAGGGTCATAATTCGCGAATATTGTGTTGCTATCATAACATCTTATCTATCAAAATAAAGAATTCTTAAGAATGTCTTTGGAATTACTTAACACTTCTTAGTCATCAAATAAAGAACCAAAAGATCCCCTACTTCCAGGGTTTCTATTATCAATCATATCCATCAATTCCTCAAACTTCTTACATTGCTCTATATCAAAAAGAAGTTGTGAGAGTTGTTTAACTACCAAAGGTTTTTCATTAGAAGCCGCGGATTTAATTGCAGTACGAAGGTGTGATTCTGCTTCCAGAAGATGTTCCAGGGTTTGTTGCGAAAGAGCCATTTAATCTATCCTCACATTTAGTATAAAAAATCCCGTTGACATAACAGGACTTACCAGATTCATAATATTTTACCACAGATGGATTTGGATAGTCAACAACACAGATATTTCCCGTGCTGTATATCAATCCATTTAAACAAGCATTGATGAATTTAACCATCAGCACTCATCAATTCCAATAGGTTTAGTTACTTTACGCAAAAAATATGACCCATTGCCTTGATCTATCCATTCTACCATATCATTCTCTCCAATATTTGCTGCTTCCATCAAGTCATCAGGGAAGTTAACATAATACTCACCGCTCATACCATCAATCTCAACAGGAAGTTTCCATTTGACTACTTTATCTTTTTTAGCATCAAGTTCTGCTCTCTTGTCATAATACTCTGCCTCACGCAGGTTATATTCACGACACTTTTGTTTTTCTTGGTCTGATGCTGCCTTGTCGCACATTGCGTTCAGTTCTTCTTCAGTGTATTGATTATGCTCTTCAGGATAATAATTCTCTTCCCAAAAATCACTCCATGCTTTTTGACACTTGGGAGACTTATCATCTTTATCACATACAAGATTTTCTTTTTTCTCAACATATTCATCGTATGCTGGAATATGTCCCCTCCCATTACCATTCAGAAGAGCAAGAAGTTCATAACACCTTTCAGTGTGATTTTTGTAGCAATAATAGTTATCACTCACTACATTTTTGATAACATCATAAATTTCTTGTGGCGATGCTTCACTACTATTGATTGCGTCTTCAATCCACTTCTCAAGATTTTCAAGAGAATACTTTTTGTAATCCATCCGTTTAATTAATTTGTATCTATATCATAGCACAGGTTTTACAGATTGTCTATTATTAGTCCAGTTTTCTAACCGACCATCCTTTGTGGTCTTTCTTTTGTTTATATGTTATGACTTTCCAAAAACCAGACCTGGATAAATCATTTCTTTTACAAAAAACATCCAATTTATTCGTATAACCTATTTCTCCAAGTGGACTTGTTAATTCATAATAACATCCATTATTATAATTCGAATTATTTTTTCCAGTTGTATCAATATTTTTATGATATTTTTTCATCTGCTCTGATGTCTTTTTTCTTTCCTCCATATTCTCATATCTTCTTTTTGAAGCCTCTGACATTTTCTTCCTATGCTCTTCCGATTTTGGAATACTTTTTAAAGAATTTGAAAATCTTTTTCTACTTTTCTCATAAAGATATGAATTAATATAATTACCATTACCTTTCATAGCAATAACAGCGTTTATCATTTTAATAGTTCTTTTGTCCTTTAATCCATATCGTTTTATAAAAATTCTTTCCAGCAATTCGTGTGCGATATAGTGCTCTCTTCCAGTAAGAATTGCAATTTTATCATTTTTTCCGTAAATGCTTACTGGAAATATATGGTGCTTTTCCGTATAATCTTCAGGAGGAATTCTGTTCTCTGCTTTCCTGATTAGATTACAATAAACCTTTAGATAATTCATTTCTATTCTATTGAGACTGCACTAATATTTATAATAGAAAAGGTGCTCATAAGAGCACCTAATCTTACCTATGAAATTGCAGTCTCAATAGGTGTAATTATTTATTCTTCTTTTTTAGGAGGTTTGTCGCATTCATTGCAATAAAAACTATATCCATCCTTAAAGTATTTTACACGTTGGAAGTATTCAATGTCAAGTGGATACTCAACATCACATTTACTGCACTTCCTTGTTGTGCTTCTTTCTAATTCTTTTGAGTTCTTTAAGTTCGTATTTAATATTTTTGTAAGCAGTGTCAGCATCTAACTTTCCACCCATCTCAAGTGCAATGATAATTTCAACTCTTGTTCCAAAGTGTGCAAGTGCTTTTTCAAAATTATTGTCAAATTCATACATCTTTATCCTTCCACTTTTCTAGAGTTAAAATATCTATACGTGCATCAACTGCATCAATAGAATTCATAAGTTCGTAGAGAGTATTTGTAGTTTCTATATTTTCTTCTTCCAACCTTACAAAATCACATAGAAGATTTTCATATTTTTCTTCTAGTTCTAGTAGTTTATCATAAACATTGTAATCGTCACATAGAATAGGTTTTTCTGATGGACTAATAAACCAATTAAGTAATCTTTTAATCATTACAAAAGTCCAATAGATTTTAAGTATCTACGATATGCCATAAAACGTCCCAGAGAAGGTTGCCCTGGAACGTCTAATTGATGGCATATTTCACAATACATTAACCACTCATACCAAGGAGTTGTTTCATCAAGAACATGGTAAGGATATTCTACAGTAGTTCTTTCCAAAACTGTTCTCCTTTTTGAAGTGCTAATACAACTGTAGTGTGCTCTCTTGCGTGTCTATCTAAGTCTTTATCAGCAAAGTAAAGATTAGACCTTTCTACGGCACATTTAAACACATTAGCCCAGATTTGCTGGTTCGGTGTTAGTCTTAGTTTCATGAAGTTCCTTTAGTGCTTTCAATACTTCTTCGGTTTCTTCCCAACTCCACTCATTTCCATTCTTATCAATAAAGGTGCGTGTTGTCATACTTTTTCAAAACAAACTGAGTTAAATTTACCAGAAACACCGCGAAGTGTCAATTTTGTGTGCTGTGAGTGTATTTCCACATGTTCAACATAATATGTATTACCCACAATTAAAATGCCCGTAGGGTCTGTATTATTTCCCCATAGTATTTGTTCTTTTGAACAACCAATAAATTTTACATTGTTTCCTGCTCTAAAGTTTTCCATCCACAGTGCCAGAATAGGTTACTACATTTTCATTTATAGCACCTTCCTGTTTCCATTTCAGGTAATATCTTGTTGCTCTCACACATTCTTCTTCAGTCAGTGATGTGATAATACCTTTTCCATCAGGATAATGTGATTGCCACGTTCCCCATTGTTTTTGTTCCACATAGAATGCTTCGTCAATGAGTTTTTGTTCCATAATGATTTAATTGCCTCTGTAATTCAATTCGTGCAGAAATAAGTTTACTGTATAAGAAGTCTTGATACTGATTGCCTTCCAAAAGACTTGTAAGGTTATCAATTTGTTGAAGTGCTAAGATTAGTTTGGTCTGTTCGTTCATTTTGATTTAGGTTTGCGAGTGCGACTAGAAGTTCCAGTGGAATCCAACTTTTTGGTGCTCCCTCTACTTCTACTAGAACCTCCACTACTGGTCTTTCTAGTTCTTTGTTCCACACTGTTCTTGTCTGTTTTACTAGACTTAGGGGGTTTTCCATCACGATAATCAATTTTAACTGTCTTTGTATCTAGTTTATACCGTGTCAGGTATTTTTGCAAGTGTTCCTCACACGAAAAGAAACAGACTGTAGAGTTTTTCTTTTCACCAAACTCTAATCTGTATGGATGATTTTCGTAAGGGAATAGTTCTGTAGAGATCATCGTTTAGTCATATATTCATAGTCCATCAGTCTACCATACTTGAAGTGCAATCTGCAGGTGGGCCAGTCAGTCCATTCACCGTCCCAAGATGCAGGATAAACCTCAATGTATTTCGTCAAATAACAAGGAGTGACCTTACCTTTATTTCCATTTGGTTTCCAAGTAAAGTTACACCACTTATGAGTTTCATTATAACCTTCATCACCTTCTTTAAGTTCTATAAAGTCTGCAGTTCCTGAGTAATCAATAGTATACAAATATCCGTGTTTATCTAACCAATACTGAGACATTGTACCACCAAGTCCATCCTCAATATCTTTTGTATGCAACTCTACTTCTGTGAATTGTTCTCCTAGGTCATATGAAGAACGGACATAATCAAACATACCCATAATACTAATCGTATAGATTTTGCTCTTGTTGTACTCTATCTAGGTGATGATAAAAAGTTGCAGTGGAGTATTGAAACTCTTTGAAACGTCTTGGATTATTTCTTTGCATTTTAGTAAGCATATTAATCCACTGATAGCGAGTATCAACTACCCAACCATATCTACGTTCATCGTGAACTAAATCAAAGATCGTCATCATCTAATTTCTCATTAAGGTTTACTTCAATATCACCAACAAGGTCTTCAAGTTTATCAAACATTTTTTGAGTGAATGGAATTGGTTTCACTTCACCACTTTCAATTTGTGCTACTTGAACTAGCAATCCTTCAAGAAACTCTTTAGGCAAAGTATCATCATCACCAAGAGTTCCCCAGAACCAACTAACACATTCCTCATAAGGATCATCATACCACATTAGTGCATAATCCTTATAATTACCAGTCATTAGATCTTTCCAAATACGAAAAGATCCGCGAATATTTTGCCATCCCATCATCCAGCAATGACCGATCCAATATTCCCACCAGTTTAAGGTAGTTCTATTTTTCTTTGATGCTGTTCCTCTAACTGGTGTACTAAACATCGTTTCTCATAATCAATAGTTTGCCTAAAATGATACCATAATAAGTTTGTGTAACGCTATCACCCTCACACCGTTTGATTTCAAGTTTTGTAAGATGGATTAAACTTTTGATTTCTTCTTGGTTTAGTTTCCACTCGGTAATGTTATGTTCGGTAACTTTCATTTTAGATAATGTGGTTTATCAGTATCAAACTGGTAGAACTTAACGTCTTTCATATCTAGACACATACGAATTGTAGTATGTTCTCTGTGTTCTCGTGGTGTTCCTTTATACATCCATCGTCGTTGATAAGCACAACACCAGATATTATAGAAGATTTTAGATTTCTCTGTCATCGTCCCAAGGTGCTGATTTTGTCATAATCTCTTTTAATCTTTCAACTACTTTAGGATCTGGTGGGGCATTAAGTCTCTTAACAAGAGAATCGTATGCTTCTTTTGATACAACAATGCGCTCAGGTTTTGCTCCTTTACCCCAGAACTTCTCAAACTCCCACTTGTAGTTCATATCCAACCATCCACCATTCAGAGAACTCCAAAACTCTCCCCAAATATGGTAATCATCAAATCGAAATCCTTGATGAGATATCAAACGATACCACCACCAGAATGGAGTATATCGGAGAAATCTATTTGATATAAAAAGTTTATGAAGGTTCATTTCTTCGCCCAAGAATACTCATACATATACATCCATCCATCATTCAACTCACTCCACATCGCATAAGGAAGTTTATAAGAATACTTCATATCTCTCATCCAATAAGTGTATGCTTCCCAGGCATGTCCTATACTCTGCAATCCCCAAATAAAGTTTCTCCACTTCTTAAGGTCATAAACCCAGTCATTGTTTGTGTCAAAAGGATTCCACTTAAAGTTAGGTTGAAAGTCATACTCATAATAGTATTTGTTATACTGTTTACGAGTCCAGTTCTTGTATCTTTGTAGGGGGTTCATTGGTCTCTGGGTTTATAAAACCATTATAGGGCATCCAAGTCCTTTCTGGAGTATCCTTGTGCCAGTTAGTCAGGTGTCTCCTCACTATAATTAACATAAAGATTATCACCACCAATGTTTAAGTGAAATATTTGACCGTTGTTAAGATAGATTCCCAACCACACAGCACGACCTTCTTCCATTGTCTCATAATGAACCATCTTCACATCCTCCAGTACAATCTCGTCTGGATTCTTAATCCATTTCATTTCTTTTCCTCAAAAAATCTTCCTTCAGGACCACAAGCATAATCAAGTTCTTTCCAACGATTTGCTCTCAGCATATCACAAAATCGTTGTTTATATCCAGTTACAAGGTCATCAGTAGTATTTGGAGAGGCACACATATCATACGAATTAGTTCTAAAAAAGATATGTTCAATCCAGGATTTACGATACCATTTACAATCCTTACAGAATTTTTTAGTCATTTTTCCGTCGTTCATCTGCCCTTTTCCTCATCATAGCATTTTCCTGAATAATCTCACCAAGTTCCATCAGTTCTTGTTTTAGTTCAGGTGTAGAAGTCTTTGCGACCTCATCATAAAACACTGTGATAGCAGTTGTAAGAAGAATCAGTTGTCGGTATGTGAGGTTCATTGGTATGGGTTCTTAAGGTTATTAAGAATAGATTTAAAGAAAGAAATTCTATCACGACCATATTCCACATCAACATTATGAGAATTGCAAAAATCTACAATGTCCTTTTCAATGTCGCTGGGATAACAATTATTAAATCGTGAATATGTAATGTGATTTTCAAACTCTTCTCTCATAATCTCAAAGAGTTGGAAGAGTTCTTGTTGTGAGAGTTCTACTTCTCGGTCTGTTGCTTGATGTCCTTTGAATTGGATTTTCATTTTAATTTACCTGATAAAGTTCAAGAATGCGACGAGCAACGACAATCGCAAGTTCTTTGTTTGGGATAGACATATATTCAGTGATGCCTCTGTGCTCACTGTCGTGCTGTTTTCCTGTGGATTCCAGATAAACTCCACCATTATCTGCTTGAAGTTTTACGGTATGAGTCATACCTTTTGCTTCATCAGAGAATTCATAGAAATCAATGGTACTGTGAATAATTTCAGTTCCAGGAACAATGTTGTAAGGTTGAAAAGTCATCAGGTTTCTGTGTATGAGGATATTATAGAGCATCCAAATCGGTTTTGGAGTTTCCTTGTGCCTGTTCTTGAACTGCCCTCACCTTTTCAAGATAATCTTTACCTTGTTGATACAAACCTTCAATCAGTGCGTTAATATCAGCAGTTGGAACCATATCAAATTCGTGATTAAGGTTCTCACATCTCAACGCATCCAACATACATTCCAAAGCCATAGCTTGTTGAAACTCTGGGGTGATCGGTGTGCCGTGAGAAAGACCAGAACACTCAAGATTGTAGAAGTTATTGTATCGTTCAAGGATGCGATGATTTCTTACCATACTATTTTCCTCAGCAAACTTATCAGCATCAAATACTTGCGATTTAGCAAACTCTTCTTGAAACTTTTCAGTGTCCATTAGTTGTCCTACCGTCATTTCTTTAAACCTCTGTTTGCCGTATTGAGTAAGTTCAAACTTCTTATTTCTCAATTCATTCACTTCTTCTTGTGATAAGTTCAACCAAGGGGCATCATCAGGAACTGGAAGATTATGAGTTTCTTGTCTCATTTTTTCAGTTTCATCTTTGATTCTCTGGGTTTCTTCCCTTATTTCTTTTGTGCGTCTCTCCATTGGTTCTAACCAAGAATAATCAGTCATAAGTCGTAAAAAGAAATACTTTAAGTGTTTGTCCGTCGTCCTGAAGACTTACCTGAACATTAGAGCATTCGTACCGAACAAACTCTCGTCCATCACCAGTAATCACTTCAACACGAGTCACATCTGGATAGTTCTTTAGAAAGTCGCCGTTTGGTTGTTGAATGTCTTCAGTCATTTTTATCCCACTACCCTCCAGCAGACGGTGGCATTACCTTTACTAGTGGATTGAATGTGAGCAAAAGCAGCATAAGAGAGATCCAAATCAGCATGAGAATAAGGTCCACGATCATTCACTCGTACAATTACTTGTTTACCATTATCTTGATTTGTTACTCGAATCCTCGTGCCCATAGGCAGATAAGGATGAGCTGCAGTCCAACGATAAGCATCAAACCGTTCACCATTGGCGGTTTTTTGTCCATGAAATCCATCTCCTAGACCATAGTATGTAGTGATACCACAAGTCAATCCAGCAATCAAAGTTTCAATCATCGTTCCCAAGCATAAGATTTCAGAAGTTCGTTGTCTTTTTCAAGTTCTTCAATTCTATCACACAACTCTGCGATAATACCAATCAAAGCAGTATAATCAATCGCTTCAGCTGTTCTACCATCCTCTATATCCTCATAGTAGGAATAATAGAGTTCTTGCTTAAAGTTTCGTTTACTCATCGTTTGTTCCTCAACTTAGATTTAATTTTAGTGAGGCAGTCATTATATCCATCAACTGTATCAATCACAGAAATACTTTGACTTCCTTCTGCTGATTGCTCACGAGGCAACCACAACTGAATTTGGTCAATCAAATCATCAACACAAGTTGGAACATCCCAATCTTTATGGACTGTATGAGTATCCAACCACCACCGAGTAATCAAATCTTCCAGAGTTTTACCCAATTCAAACTTCAGAAACTCTGGTGGGTCGGTCTTCCACTTTTCCACCAATCTATTCACAACCTCATCCATAGGTTTTGGATTATCTTTTTCATCCCATTCTACTTCATCATACCAATCAGGTTCATCAACTGGAACTGCTTTTGGTTGTGTTACTTGATAACCTGCTAGGAAAGCACCCCATTTCGCATCTTCACTTGGACCACCTGTTGGATACTCACCACACCAGTCCTTGTATGCTTCTTCTACTACTGATTTTGGTTCTTCCACTCTCTTATACTTCACACCCATAATGGTTGCGTAGTCTCCTTCTATGAGAACTTTTGAGATGTCGGTTTCAGTCATAGATCGTAAGGTTGTTGTGGGTCTTTTTTCCAGATATCAGTATAACACAACCATCTCTCTTCATGTGGTGACATTTCGGCAGTCCAGTGATATCCATTCTCATCAACAGCATCAAGATAATGAATGCGTGTCTTTGGGTCAATCACTCGTGTGATAGTTTTGAATTTTACTCGTTCAGTCATTTTACTCCAAGCAAGTCCTTTTCAAAATCAGTCAAACGAGCAAGAAGTTCTTGTCGTTTTTGTTCTTTGATTTCCTCTTGTCGTTTTTCTTCCAACTTTTCATCAAGAACATCCATCATATAATCAAAACTATAACATCTCTTATCCCAGTTAGTTTCACCTTGTTGATTGATGAATACTGTTTCATCAAATCCTTCTGGATGGAACATTTCATAGATACGAATTACATAATCACCATCTTTGTCCTCACAAACTTCAACACTTAAATCAAGTTGGTTTGCTTTGGAAAAGAGTTTGAGAAGTTCAGTTTCTCTGATAGTCATTTTACCCCCAGAGTAGAAATCTTTTGATTTACAATTTCCTTATAAAGTTCCAGTGTTTCTTTGTCCATCTGTTCTCCTTCCGAAGATTTACCAACTTGCTCAAACAGAACAATTGATAAAATTTGTCGTTGTTGTTCAGTGAAATTGGTGGTCATTTCAGTTCTCCTCTTGATGACGGAATACTTTAGCAAACTCTTCTACTGCTTCAAAAGACATTTCAGCAGCAAACTTGAATAGTTCTCGTCTTTCTTCTTCAGTTGAATTTTGGGCATTGTTCAAGGTTCTCAACCACTCAACAAAGAGTGTTTGTCCTAAATCAACAAATCGTTCTTGAGAAAAGTCAGTCATTTCAGGTTCTCCAAAGCATCAATAAAATATTCTACACAATCTTTAGGAATACGAAATTCTGTTGTTTTTGAAAGTGGTTCTTCAAAATAAACAATTTTTACAAAATCTACTTCTTCCCAAAATTGAAAACTCCAACCATCTTCTTCATTTTGAATGATTTGTTGTTTTTTGATGTTGTATTTCATTTAGTTTTTACACCTCTTCAAGTTCTGCTTTCATTTGTTTGAGATTGTCTCCTGCCCAAATGTCAAGAGTTCTGTCGGCAAGTCCAACTGCTGTCCAGAGTTTAGGATAGTTCCTCCAATCCACTACATCCTCATCAATCGCAATCAGCAACTCAAGAATACAGAGTTTGTAAAGTTTTTCTTGGTCAGTCATTTCAGTTCTGGTGTTGTTTGAGGTGAAGTTGGATACATTCCATAACATCATCAAGGGTAGAAGCACTACCATCATAGTAGTAATCCATATTGATTACATCTGTGACTTTGAGTTTGTAATAAAAATCTCCATCAGATGAATACTGATGAATGATGATGTCAGTTTCGTAGTGCATTTCAGTTCTTAAAAAGTTTGTAGATTGCGTCTGCGATTGCGAGTGCTTCTTCTTTTTCCATAGTAATGTGAGTATGTCGTTTTCCATCTTGCCAATAGGAAATAGTACAACCATCATCACTGGTGACAATATTTGAATCTTCAACTGTGTAATACCATTCCTCATCAGGAAGGATGTTGATACAGGTGCTGGTGTCAATTGCCATTTGGAGTTCCTTTGTGTATGAAGTCATTATAAGGCAAAAGGAGCACCTGTGGGATGCTCCTGTGCCAGTTCTTCAAGTGTCCTCACCAAAATGTTCAAGTAAAGCACGGGCAAGTCCTCTTACGATTTCTTCATCATACCACCAATCTTCACCATCACTCAAATAACCTTGAATGAAATTATCAAGTTCTTCATCTGTTGGTTTAGTCATCATACATCAACCCATACAAAAGAAAGACAATTTTTCATAAACCAACGACTAATAGCAGTCGGTTTCTTCCTCATATAATACCTCAAATATCCCGAACCAAATGTGTAATAACCGACTTCTTTACCACCTTCTTTAATTACAAAATTGGAAGTAATATTACCACCAGTCGCAGTAAGTTTAGAGTAATCTAATTTTGCTGGAAAACTTCCATTCTTGCGAGCATACTCAATATCCTCAATAATCTTGGTAATCTTTTTACTAAACTGATACTCTTGATAATATTTGAGTTGTGCGAACTTGTATTCTACATCCTCAATCTGTTTATCAATCTTCTCATCAAACTCTTGTGAGATTTCTTCTAATGATTTGCGTGGTAGTTTAAATCCAGTAAGTTCTTGTGGCTCATTTGGAAGTGTGAAGTATTCTTTGAGGAGTTCATACTTTTCGTGCTCTTCACTCGCATTAGAAGACAAACACATACACTCAAAGATATTCTTTACATCTGTGAGTGTTTTGATTTTACTTACATCAAGTTTATGATTTAGTCGTTCAGTCATTTTAACCTCAACTTCAACTTTTCAACACAATCATTCCAACCACAAGCATATCTATCATCACCATCATCTTCATCAGGCAACCATCTTTCAACAATCTCACAAATAACATCTCTGTTTATAAATTGTCCGTGTTCCTTACAGAACATCTCATAAAGTATCTTTGGTTTTGGTTCCTCTACTTTTTGATACTTCACACCATCAATCATTATGGTTTCTTCATCAAGTTTTTGATAAACTCTCATAGTATAATCCATAGCAGAACTTCCGTATTTTTTTCGTTCTACGATGATTTCTGGGTTAGTCATTTTAGTTCTTCCTCAACTTTTCATAAGCAACATTTAACTGTCTTCGCACACTATTCAATTCACTTAAAGATGCAGATTGTGATTGAAGAACATCAAACTTTTTATGTAATTCATCAATTTCAGATTGAATTTTTTGAGTGTTATTCATTTAGTTTCTCTCTTGCTTTGCGAGCAGCATCATAAAGTTCCCGAAGTTGTTGAGACCTTCCTTCTCTTTTTTTGACTTGTTCTGGACTATTATACCATACACTATCAGTTCCGTGAAGAGGGCAATCGGGATTGAGGTTTTTAGTGTTGGAGGTTTTGGTTCCTATTTGAAGATAGGAACAGGTACATTCAGTCATACTTCCCCTTCTTCACATCGTTGAACCACACACCTTCAAGTAAACGATAAGTTTCACCATCAGTAATACGAACCAGCATCATACCATCATTAGGTTTCTTTTTCTTATACCAAATAATAGCACTTGGATATTCCAGACGATAATAATTCTCACCATTATAAGAGACAATCTCAAATTTACCACCAAGTTCAAAATACATTCTTGGTTGAGATTTATGTGTCTCAATCTCTTTAAGGAGTTCAAGTTTCTTTTGAAGCACTTTGATTTCTGCTTCTGTTTTTTCAATATCTGTGTTAAAATTCATTTGGTTCAGGTAAGGAGTAGCATCCATCACACCATCTTTGATTGCTTGTCTAAAAGCCTCACGAAGACCTTCATCTACTTGCTCTGGTGTTTGTGGAGTTGGTTGATATTCAGTCATCGTTCAAACAACCTCCTATTTACTCTGCGTAGTGCTTCATTATAACCCAAATACCATTCGGGCAAACCAAGACCTTCAGCACACCCTGGAATATTATCCTTAATCAAATCCATAACCCTATCAGTCAGTTCATCACAATCAATACCATATCCTACTTTCTTTCCAAGTTCTTCCCAAAGTTTATCATAGAAACTTTTTGGTTCTTCCACTCTCTTATACTTCACACCCATAATGGTTGCGTAGTCTCCTTCTATGAGAACTTTTGAGATGTCGGGTTCAGTCATTTTGATTTCAAGTTTAGTTTCAGGACATTTGGTTCCAAGAGTTGGAAAAGAAATGCGGTAAGTTTCCTCATTATTTGTGTAGAAGATTAGATCACTCATCTGTCTTGGAGCATCTCCCAGTATTATAACCCGTCAAAAATGCGGAATGAACCCACTTAGTCATCAAATCCTTACGAGTATTCACATCCTCAACTTCACAATCTCCAAAGAACCATTCACAACGGAATGTAAAATTACCATACTCTCCGTTGAACCATTCCTGAAATGCGACTTCGGCAGTTTCTTCCCATTCCCAATCTTTTGTAGGATGTTTAGTCATAAGGCAATCCTGTATCTTTTTTCCACATTTTAGTATAAACCATCCAAGGTTCAATCTTAGGAGACATTTCAGCAGTCCAATGATTTCCGTTGGTGTCTATTGCGTCAAGATAATGAATGCGTGTCTTTGGGTCAATCACTCGTGTGATGTGTGTGAATTTTACTCGTTCAGTCATAATCTTCATCACCTTCCCAATCAATCTCAACGGTTTCAAACTGTTTTACATCAGTGTAAGGCATAGGATTTGCTGGTCCTCCCATCTCATTATGGATTATATCAAACAATTGATTAATCACTAAACTCTCGAATCCTTCTTGGTCTGGATAATCCTCCCAGTCCTCAAACATTTCAGTTGTGGGAGCAACTGTGAGAGTTCTGGTGTAAGTTACTGTGACAGATTTGAGTTGGATTTTAGTCATTTCAGTTCCTCTTCATCTTGTTCAATTTGGAAGATAGCATTTAGAAACTCCAGAGCATACTTACCAACAACCCACGCATCTTTATCCTCAAAGAACCTATCACCTATGGTTCTCATATCATAACCTTCTTTGTCTTTATCAAAGAAAGCAACGACACAACAAGTTTCACCGTGAGTTTGAGGATACCACTTGACGAGTTCATACTTGTTGTTACATTTACTCCAACGGAACTCAATATCACGAAATCTCATTTGCCCTCCAACTCATCAAGTTTTTCATTCACAAAACCAGTCATATCAAGTGTGCGAGGATCTACACCTTCATCAAGACAATCAAGGTTAAACTCCATAAAAGCACCAAGAATTAGACAGGCACGTTTCTTATCGTGTTCAAGAGGTTTTCCTGTCCAGTTGGTAATATCACCAGTGATAACAGGATAAGGCAGAGAAACATAATTAAGAATATGCTCGTAGAGTTGATCGTAGGTCATTCAATTTCTCCTGGTTTAGGTTCAGGGACAGGTGGAAGAGGAGGAAGAACAGTAGGTTGTTGTACTACTACAGGTTTTGGTTGTTCTTTAACTTCTTCTAGTTGTTTTTCAAGGTTATTAATTTTTTCTTCAAAAGCAGAAACATCTTTTGTTTGCTCTACGGGTTGCGATTGATTTTCATTGGCCAGTTTCCAACCAGCAGCTCCAGCAGCAAAAATACTTGCAAGAGCAGCACAAACAGAGACAGTTTTAGAAAAACTCATTTTGAATCAGCAAGTCCTACAGGTGGTTCAATGTCCGCAAGGTAATCATACAACATCTTTGCGAATCCGTAATGGGGTCTTGTGCCAGTTTCAATACTGGAACTTGTTGCGACCGTCCAAAATATATCAAGTGTTTTTTTATCAGGTAAGGTCTTCATTTTCTAATTTTTCATCAAGGTCAATTACAACATCACCAACAAGTTCTTTCATTCTATCAAAGAAATCTTCATCAAGTGGAACTACTTTTTCTTTACCAGTATCAATATCATCCACTATTTGAAGCAAACTTTCCAAGAAATGTTTGGGATAAATTTCGTCTTCTAAACTATCCCAAAAGTATAGAATACATTGCTCTAATGGGTCATCAGACACAAGAAGAGCATATTCTTGATAATTATCGCCCATCAAGTCACCCCAGTTCTTAAAGGCATACCAACAGTTATACCATCCCTGAATGATACAAGATTGCCAGATATATTCAACCCAAGATAGTTTAGTTTTCTTTGTATTTGTGCCCAGAAGTGGTTTGCTAAACATTTTCTTCGTCCTTATCAAAATCAATATCTTTTAGGTGATCCCAAGTCCAGGTTCGTCCCAGAATTGTTACATCAATTCCAAACTTATATACCCAGAACAGAACATCAAGAACATCTCCAGTCCCCGATTTAATTTGAAGATAAGGCCAGGATTTAAAATCATTCCAACTGATTGAGATTTGGAGTAATGAGAACCTTTTGATATTGACGATTTGAACATAAAAATCTGTTCCGAAATCTTCACGTCGGTTGAATGAAATAAGTTTCATAATAAATTCTTTTTTTATATTATATCACAATTGAATTACGGAAACAATACCCTTGTGATTTTTGGAAAGGTTTTTATACACATTTATGACACTCCAATAGTTGTAGGAATTTATTTTACACCAAGAACTCATACAATCAGTAATTACATCTTTTCCATTTTCAAAAGTTATTTTCCACGATTTTGAATTTCCATTATCAGAACCTTTAGTTCTCAATTTACTATCAGCAGATATTTTTTCTTTTGTTTCTTTAGTGTGTTTTTTGCCAAAAAATGGATTTTTATCACCCGTTATTTTATTTCTTTCTTCTTCCTTTGACCATCGTTTCAATTGTTTTTGCCTAATTGTATTTTTATACTCATTAATATGCCTATATCCACTTGAACCTTCTCCTCCATCAGTTTTATTATGAAGAATACCAGTTCCCAAATCTTTTCTACCAAACACACCAATCATATAGATTTCGTGCCTAAATGCTTCTTCTTCTGTTAGATTTTGTTTCAATAAAAGTATCCTGTTTGTAGAAGGAACAAATACGGTGTGCTTTTTCCTATCAAAAGCCCTGCGATTTTTACCTTTACCAATATAGTAAGGTGTTCCATCTTCACGCAGGTATGCGTAAGTGTAGTATTCCATCTGCTTTGATTTAAGTCGCAATATTATTTATATAAGAAAAGGGCAAAATGCCCCCTTCCACTTGAGAAATGCGACTTAATCAAGCACTATTATTTAGTTCCTCCGCAAGTTGTAGAATGTCATTTTTATCCAAAACTACTCTACCATCTTGTGCGTTGTATGATATTACATACTCAGCAGCGATTGAAAGAATAGCAGCAACCAGTTTCTCTTCAGTATCAGCACCTTGATTGTTTCGTTGGTCCCAAACGAAACTCATAAACTCTTTTGCTCTATCACTCATTGCCCTTCTTCCAGATTCGTCAGTTCCTCTTCATTCAGTACAGTTCCCATAGGACCTTTTTTTAGTCGTGCCCATTCTTCATCACGGACTTTCCATTCCTTAAACTTCTCATCAAGGTCCTCATCCATCGTCAGTTCATATTCTTTACAGACTTTACGTTGTTCTTCTTCACTCACAAAATCATTAAAGACCAACGACATCGCACCACTACGGATACTTGCGGGGCACATACCAACACACAACAAGAACTTTTCAAACAGTTTGAAATACTGCTTGGCGTTCAAGTCAGCAGCGGGAGCAGTGATCAAATAGTGTTCTTCTGGGATAAAGTCATCATCAGAAAATGAAGAACTATAACTGGGAGTCCAGGTTGCATCAAACTTGAACTGGACAGTCGCTTCGTACATTGTTAGAGGTTTGAATCAATGAGTTCAGTATAGTGGAATTTGTGTGGTGTGTCAATTTGGAGTGTGCCAGTTTTACCAGTGTCTTATTCTACCCAAAGTCCACCCATCGCCAGGACACTCTTTGCAAAATTTACTATTAGTTCCATCATTCCACCATTTTTTACCTTTATTTCCCAATAAGGCACTAGTATTTATTTAAAATATAAAACCCCTGACTGCAAAAGTCAAGGGCGTATGGACGGATATTTAACTGGTTCAAGAAGACAACATCTCTCTACATATTCGCTTGCAACTTTGCTGATCGTCATCACATTCAATCATACAATTAAAATAGTCATTCATCAGTTCATGATGATCAATGAATTCATTTATAGTTGGTTCAAGTTGTTTCCAAGCAGCTAGTTGATTAAAAGAAATTAAATTGTGCATAATAACCTCCATGCACAAAGAACATCATAATAAAGATTGGTTTTCTTTCATTGTTTTCTCACTCCAATATTGTACCACTATCTAGGTATTTTGTGTGAGTTTCTTAACAAAAATTTATGCCTACGCACTTATACTCATCTATTCTTTTCTTCAAACTCTTTCATTAGTTCTTCTGCCATCTTCATTGAACGACGGTGCATTGAATATCTAGCCCAAGGTGTTTTGGGATTATGAATGAACCACCACTTGAATATGATAAACTTATTTTTAACAATTTTAGTAATAAAGACTACTGCTTTGGCAATGCTTGGATCTGTTGAAATTAGATATCCAGCACATCCAAAGATGATCAAATATATGTAAGTAGAACTCATCTTCTTAATGCCTTTAAGTATTCTAGAACTTGCTGACGAACTTCCATAAGTTGATTATAACACTGTTGATTATGAGCACACTGTCTCAATTCAACATCAGGTTTTAGAACACTTTCCTCAAACAGAGTAAGTCCCCTGTTCCATTTGTCTTCATAAGTTTCACTTTGCATCGTTCTTAATAATTACTGGACAGAAAGGAATAGCTTTGCGAACCTCTGCAACTATCTCACTCTTTTGAGTTTCAGTTAATCCAACGACTTTTGTAAGACGATGAATAATACCAAGTGCTTGTTGACAAGAAATAATGGCTGCTGAAAATAAAACAACCATAACGTTCTCCTATTCTACTACTATTTAACTTGAAAATCTTTTACATAATTTACACAAGATTTAAATTGTTGCCAATCTTCATCAGAAAAATCATCAGAAGCATAAGGAATTCCTACAATTTCTGCACACAAACGATTTATATTAATTGAATAAACTTCTTGTGCTGATATAGAGGTAGGAAGCAGAAATAGTAGAGCGATCAGTTTGTTCATTTGATAATCTTCCAGTTCAGATCATCACTTTCATTCATCCAGAAAAAGACTTTTCCAGAGATACTTTCAAGTCTTACAAGACCATTCTTACGTTCTTTAACTTTACAAGAATGAAGTTTGTGCATATCAGTTACAAAGATTTCTTTTGCATCAGAAGTTTTTGGAGATACACAGATAAATTCTGGTTTCTGAATTTTCATAGAGATCATAGTTTGTTTAACCTCGACAAAGGTATTATAGTGAGTTTTGAGAGATTGTCAAGTACTCTAGATATTCTTCATAGAGTACTTCTTCCATTTGATGTGCTTGTATTTCCCATGGTTGCTCTGAATAGTTCGTCTCCGTGTAGTCTATGCCCCTCCAGAGACGCTTACCGTGCTTATCCTTAAGAGTACCCTTAACATGTTGATAAACGTGATAGAGTTCATGTAGAAGCGTCTTGGTGTAGTGTTCTGGTGTCATCTGATTGTGTATTTCAATCTCAAATGAACGAGGTCTGTAGTTACAATCAGAAACCCATACCCAACCATAAACACTCTCATGACTTAAACCACGATGGTTTATAGAAATCTCTAGTTTATGCCTAGGAAAGTGTTTGGAAACAAACCAATCTACGATGCGACTACATCTACGCTTGCTATAATTGTATCCACTGGTGTATAATGTAAGCATCAGAACAATGCATTCAAAGTAACATTAGTAAGACGAACTCCCCAGTTCATCAGTATCATAAAACTACCAATAAAAATCAATCGGTCTAGGTTGGAGAACCGCATCGGTCTCTGGTGAACTGTAGATACTATAAAACCCACCAGGGAGATTCTGGTGGCGTCTTGTGCCAGTTTAAGAAGTGGTTAGATGCCAAACCTTCCACGATTTGCATTGAAGTTTTGTTGAATTTCTAATGCTGTCAGTGCTCTGTTGTATATTTGTGTTTGTGATATTCTTCCCCCAAAATAATTTTCACCTCGCACGCCAATGGTAAGAACTTTTAAGTATTTAGTATACCTTTACTTCTCTATAATCAGAATTGCACAATTCATTAATTTCTCTTTTTATTCTTGCTCTTTCATCATTAATTTTATAAACACTTCTAGCAAGTTCAATAAATTCATTATCAAATCTTTGCTCTTGCTCCAACTTTCTTAACTTATCTTCTATTTTCCAAAGTTTTTCATTTACTTTCTTAAGTTGAACTTCATACTCTAAAGTATATTGAGTTAGAGTGCTTTTGATTAAATTTAATGCTTCTAATTCTTTTAAAACATACTTATCATCCGTGAACATAGATTTGATTTCCAAGATAGTAATCTTATCTAAAAGTTCACCTACAGAAATGGGAATTGTAATTTTCATAGTACCTCTAATACTTTAGATTTAATCTTATCAATTCTACTCTTCCACCAATTCAAAACTGGTGTATTATCTATTGGTCTTTCTAGTAGTGATTCGCATTTATCTAATGCATCTTTCCAAGTCTCTGCAAATATCCATGGTGGATTTTCTTCATACTTAAAAGTGCATTCTATTTCATCTTGAGAACCAACAAGAACGGGAATAGATCCATTCATAGATGCTTCGTAAAGTCTAAAACAATCTAATGATGAATTACCACGTCCGCAAGGAACAAATATGGATTTAGAGTATATCTTGCACATTAAATCTTTGGACAAAGACTTACCAACAAAGTGTTTTGGAATACTTCTGAATGTATCAATCATTTCTTGTCGGTCTGTTTTGATTTCTCCAAGAAAAGACCAATTTAATTCCTTTGGTTCTTGAAACACTTTACATCCATTTGTATATCCAAGAGGAATGTGAATTGTGTTTGACGTATAGGTGTATTGAGGATGATGATATTGCCTTAAAAATAAATCACAATAATTGCCTAACTGATTGAACTGCTGTAGATTTTCTACAATCAATTCATCAGAAAGGCAAATTATAATTTTTGGTTTTGTTTTTTGGACTATTGATAATATCTCATTATATGTGTGTGCCCTTGATGCAAAAATAAAAACATCAGCAGCATCATTTAGATTATGAGAAACTTCTCCTTTAGGTAAAATTTCATTTAGTAAGAAGTCAGTTTCCCACAATCCTTTTTCAATTACAATCTTCATTTTTCAAATGCCCAATCAAAATTAAATCTATCTATAGGTTTAACTTGTCTATATCCCATATTAAGGAACATATCCTTAACAGTATTAGTTTTTTCCTTTAAGTGAATATATTCAAATTGAACTCTCTTAATATCATATTTTTCCCAGTTAAAATTTAAGAGAATATCAGATTCAATACCCTCCGCATCAAGTGCCAATAAATCTAAAGACTCAATGCTGTATTTGTCTAAAAGATTTTCCATAGTTATACGTGGTAAATTAAATTCTAAAATTTTACCACCCGATAAATGAGGTATATCTCTAATATGTTGTTCTATGTGCTCTTTTGAGCAGGATGAAATTCCATAATCTGGTTTATTACTTGTTAGAAAATAAAATTTTATTTCATCCTTTTCATAGTGTGGAGACTTAACAACAACATTTTCTACAAAAATATTATTGTACTTTGAATAGCATTTTTTTAGTTCTGTTGTGTGTAATGGTATTGCTTCTACAAACAATCCAAAGTCTAACTGTTCATAATTGGATAGTAAGTATTCTGATAGATCATCGTTTCCTTTATTAGAACCTATTTGAACTACCTTCATAGATTAAAAGTATTCTTAATCAATTCAATTAGTTTTTCATTCTTAGAAATTACACCAAGTCCGAAGGAGTGGGTAAAGGTACATTTTGGTAAATCAATTTCATCAAAGAATTTTTTAACACCATAGAATTTTCCATCATAATCTTCAATAGCAGTATCGTGAAGTAGAATTACGCCATCATCATTTACAAATTTACTCCAATTTTCAAAATCTTTTTTGACATCTTCATAATGGTGACTTCCATCAATGTGAAGAATATCAATCTTCTTATCCCATGTTTTTACCACTTCATTAAAATCACCCTTGATGAATTCAATATTATCTTGAAGGTGTAACTTATCTCTCTTCATGGTTACGAAAGGATAAGAATCTACTGTTCCAATAAAATCATCACCTGAGAAATTATCAATACCATATACCTTTCCAATTCTTGGAATAGCAAATGAGAATGTAGAATAACCCCAGTCAACTCCAAGATCTACAATTACTTCTGGATTCAGTTGTTTTACAATCCACTCTGCAAAATTACGATGTCCCATCCAAGCAGTAGTTGGAGTATCGTCCAAATTAGTTAAGAACAACTTATCAATTGATTCTGTTCTTTCTGGAAGTCTTAGTGTATCTGGATTAAATGCCGTTGCAAATACGATAATATTTGGATTTTGTGTTAATTTTCCAATATTCAGCAAATGAGTAAATGCTTTACCAATAATTTCTCCACCAATATTCATTGCTTCACTGAGTGCATGGAAAGCATAATTAGATGCTTTTTGAATATCTCCAGAACTGATTAAAGAGATGCTAGTCATAATAAAAACATCAATCCTCATTGGATCAAAATAAGGTTTGGAAATATTCAAATAATGCTGACCAAATTCAATTACTTTTTGAATATTCTTAACATTGAAATAATGTTTGAAAATAAACCAAAGAAAATAAGTATTAGTTTGATCCTTATTAAATTCTCTTTCACAGATAGACAGGTAAAAAAGTTCTTTGTCTACAGTATTATGAACATTCTTTGTAATTTTAATAGTTGTATCAACTGCAACTTCGTTTAGATAATCTTCTGTTGGAATGAACGTTGGAGTTTCGTGAACTGCATTCACCCAAGCATAGTTCTTAGTTCTATGAAAACGAGTATGAGATGCTTGTCCTAATGTTGGTTCTTTATCATCAACTTTATCATATCGTTCATGATTAAATGTAGTAAACTCTCCAGCAACAACTTCTAGACCATCTGGAAAAAAGTCTTCCAAATCTTCATTAAAGTCTAGAGAAAAAGCCCAATCAGTTTCCGCATAGGAAAGTGCTTGATTTCTTGCTGCAGAAAAATCAAATTCTTCCCTGGTCTGAGGATGTTCGTAAACTTCAATACCAGCATCACGAAGAAGTTGAACTGTATTATCTGTACTTCCCGTATCAACTACAATTGTTTTTGAAAATTTCTTTGAGTTTTCAATAAATCGCTCAACATTTTTTTCCTCATTTTTTGCGATTGCATAAAGAGTTACATCCATCTTTTTCATCTCCTTTGATTGTTTAAAATGACACCAATGCCAAACTTTTTGTGAATATGGATATTGTAAGGCACCATTTAGAAAAAATACTGTTTTACCAGTAAAATATTCATTTACTGCTTGAATAACTCCACCCCAACATGGAGCATAGTCGTCACCAGCAATAAGACCGCCTGGTTTTAGTTTAGGATACCAAGCACTAATATCTGCTAATACATTAGCATAATCATGGGAAGCATCAATAAAAATAAAATCAATACTCTGATCTTCAAATTGATTTACAACATCAAGACTTGCTCCTTTGATTGGAGTGATAAGATGATCAACACCACATAAAGATGTATGACCTTTAAAAATTTCTAATAATGAAGTTGAGTGTTCTCTAATTTCCTTTAATAATTCTCCGTGCTCTTCACTACCCTCAAATGTATCTACTGCATAAACCTTAATGTCTTTTTTAGAATCTTTGATTAATTGACCTAGACAGCAAGTAGACCTTCCCATCCAGGATCCAATCTCTACAAAGGTAGATCCTTCTGGAAATGTTTTTGTTGCTAATTTATAGACTAAATCTGAATCAAAAAATCCAGAAACATCTTTCCAATTCATAAGTAATTTTTCCAATCAATACAAGGTGATAATAAATTTGATTCGCAATGTGTGGAATAACCAGGAATACAAGAAATCAAAGTTCTTCTGTTACTATGTAGTTCCAAAAATTTACCGTGATCATAGGTTGGCTCATAACTTAAAGAATATTTGATATGAATATTTTTATCTTCCTTTAATGTCTTAAATTTGGTAGCAAAGGTATTAGTTGTAGATGGAACGGGCATCCAGTGAGATAATTTTGTATGAAGAACTTTAGTCATAAAGTCTTTATACATCTCTTGATACTTATCTCCATGATCATAAAGAGTTACGTATTCTACAGGAAGACTAAATCCATCAATTAAAACTTTATCCCATCCTGGACGATGAACATAGTCATCCTCTAAAAAATAAACAATCACATCATCATCTAAATCTTGAGAAAGAATATAATTCAAAGTTTGGATAAAACTTTGAGATTCTTTACCACAATCTATTTCATAGACATTTTTCTCATCTTTAAGGAAAGTATCCTTTCTTTCCCCATAATGTTTATCGTAGATAATTGTGTAGTTTGTAGTTTCTGGATTAAGAGTACTCTTAAAGTTCTGAAATACCTTTTCTTTATCCCACCACTCAGGTCTCTGTTTTCCTGGTGCTTCTTGAATTTTTGAATAATAACAATGTCTTAAAAATACTTCAATTTTTTTCATTTAATTTCTCCAAATCATATTCATTCCACCAAGATTTCCAATCAATAAAAAAGTCCTTATCCCATTCTGTCTGCATATGCAGTGCTAATGATGGAATAGGTGTAAAACAGTAGTATCCTTTTTCATAATAGATTTTACAAATACTATCCATTTCCATACTATCACTAACCTCGCTGGTCCCCATCTTATAAAATAAATCCCAATTGTTTTTTATAACATTAACATGAGTCATTAAAGTAACTGCAACATGTATATTAGTTCTCCAATAACGATCTTTTCCAACCACAAGATTGCAAGGAACAGCAGTATTTACTGGATCATGATATTCTGCCGGTTTGTTAAATGGGAAAATACTAACGGGCTGTCCCAAATTACAACTAAATTGATTAATCGCATGTATCATCAACTCAATAGAATTTTGTTGGTGAAGAAAATCATCTTGAATAAAATACACCCAATCCTTCCCACAATCTCTGCCGTGCTCATAGCAACGAAGTATAGAAGGCATTATGCCATAAGTTTCAATATGAGTTAGGTTGACTTTGAACTTTGTAGTATCAATAAGTCGTTGAAGAATATCCAGAAACTCTTGGTCTGAGTGGTCATCAAAAATTTGGAGTTCTATTTCATAATCTGGATATTGTTCTTGAGCATAATTCAAAGCATCAATTACAGAAAATATACATCTTGAAGATACTTCAATCTTTGGAGCATTACAATATCTTTTATGATTTTCATCGGTTTCTCTATTGCCTTTTGAATGAGACTGAAGAACCACTAACAAATGAGTTTTCATAAATCAAACTTGGAATAAAGTTTTACATTTTCTTCTCCTATTACATCAATAGGATTTTGTGAGATTTTAGATAGATTTGGACGAATATCGTGAAGACCTTTTAATCCCCAAGCATCATCTTTCTGTTCTCCACAAGCATTATCAATATTATTAAAGGTATTTGTATGATAAGGAATCTCTAGAAACTCATAAATTTTATTTAACTCTGCTTCTGGATTTTCTACAAGACTATTATATTCTACCAGATGAACCCAGTCTGGATATTTTGTAAGACCGTACACCATACTCTCATAAGATGGAGAAACATAATATCTCCAAATATATTCAGCACGATTATTATTTGTGATTGGAAGATTATCTGTTCTTAAATGATTATCAATAAAATTATCTTCGTGCTTAGACCGTTCTATGAGAGAAATATAAGATGTAAGAACTTCTGGAATAGAACGATAAGTTGCTATAATTTTTGGTTTGTTGGAAAGAAACATTTGAACTGTATCTAGGTTCTTCCCCCAAAACCGATGCTTATCTAGAATTGTTGATTTTGGAATATGATTGTAAAAGTTAGCAAGAACTGCTTTATAAACATTATAAGATATTGCTTTTCGGTCAAAAGTAAACTGTTGGTCTACTTTATTGAATATTTTTTCTATATCAGTCACTACATCACCTAGTGGAGATGTAGGAGAAACATAAATGTCTGGATGTTGATTGAGAAGTGACCCTAATAATGTAGAACCACTTCTTGGAAGTCCTCCAAGAAAATACAAAGTCTTCATAGTGTTTTTCAGTTGTTATGAGTATTTAGATCACTGGGTCGTCGTAGGTGAGTGCTGATGCATTATCATCAGCACAACTTACTTGTTTCCAATTGGTTCCTCCAGCAAATGTGGTGACTGGAGTGGATCTAATATCTGTTATTCTTTTAAGATTTACACTCCCGACTCCTTGTCTTAATCCATTTCCAAGTTGACCATAATGAGAAGCCCCCCAAGTCCATAAAGTTCCATTAGTCTTGACTGCTGCTGTGTAATAATCTCCACCACTTACTTGTTTCCAGTTGTTTCCCCCAGCAAATGTTGTAATTGGCGTAGATATAGGAGGGAAATATCTCGCAAAGGAAAATACTCCAGTATAGGCAGAAATGTTTGCACTAGAAAGATTAACACTGCCTACACCTATAGAACTTATTGTTGATCCACTGATAAATATATTAGATGGATCAGTAGTTACGAGTGTATCTCCTATAGATAAACCTGTTGTGCTTATTCCGGTTACTACGGAAGAACTTGCAGCCATAGATCCACCTCGATCGCCTAATCTTAAGGCGGTTAAAATATCTCCTAATTGCCCAGAATCATTATCTCCCCAAGCCCATAAAGTTCCATCAGTCTTGATTGCTACTACATGATTGATTCCACAAGCAACTTGTTTCCAGTTGGTTCCTCCAGCAAATGTGGTGACTGGAGTTGATATGTTACCTGTTGTTACTCCGTTTCCCAATTTTCCACCAGATCCACTACCCCAAGCCCATAGGGTTCCATCAGTCTTGATTGCTGCCACATAAGAACTACCACAATTTACTTGTTTCCAATTGCTTCCTCCTGCGAATGTTGTTATTGGGGTGGATGCACTGGTTATTGTTGCGTTTCCAAGTCTTCCACCAGATCCATCTCCCCAAGTCCATAAGGTTCCATCAGTTTTAATTGCTGTCATATAAGAACTACCACAATTTACTTGTTTCCAATTGCTTCCTCCTGCGAATGTTGTTATTGGGGTGGATGCACTGGTTATTGTTGCGTTTCCAAGTCTTCCACCAGATCCATCTCCCCAAGTCCATAAGGTTCCATCGGTTTTGATTGCTGCTACACATTGACTTCCACAACTTACTTGTTTCCAATTGGTTCCTCCAGCAAATGTGGTGATTGGAGTGCTAAAAGTACCTGTTGTTTGTCCATTTCCAAGTCTCCCATTACCCGAACCGCCCCAGGTCCATAAAGTACCATCGGTCTTGATTGCTGTGCTAAGATTAGTTGTAATATATACTTGTTTCCAATTGGTTCCTCCGGAAAATGTAGTGACTGGAGTGGATGCACTGGTTATTGTTGCGTTTCCTAGTCGTCCACTACCTCCATAACCCCAAGTCCATAAGTTCCCATCACGAAATAAGTCCGCAGGTACAAAGACATCATCAAAACTATAATCAAGTCCGTTTTCTCTAAAGTTATAAAAAGTAGGCATTTGAAATTCTTGGAAACGACTTTTACTCTATAAAAATCACAGGAGTGTTCATACTTTCACTCCACTTTTGAAGGTATTGTTTAACATCACTTGTTACTTCTTTACTATTTATTGCTAATGCCTTTAAATATTGACCATTCTCATTTTGTTCCACAGAAACCAATACATTACACTTATCAGGTCTCATTTCTTCTGGAAGTAAATATTGAGACCAAGCACATTGATAATCTCTACAAGATTCTGGTCGTCCTTTATGAACACCACATCCATTACATTCCAAGAACTTACAAGATTTTCCTGCTCCAAACTTCCATCCAAAAGCATCACCAATCAACCAAGAACAGCAAGCAGTACATTCTCCACATTCACGAAACATAATCCTTCTCCTGATAAAAATATGTATAAGGTTCGTGGTCTTCTGGTTGATATAAAGATTTCATTTTACCATTTCCAGTACCAATCCAAAATTCTCTGTCTAATCTAAAATCACTCTTCAAAAACTCATCATCTAAAGTATTTACATAAGAAGCATTTGCCCACCAAAAGTTTCCTACAAAATGTTGAGTTCCTGCTTTTTCCCACGATTGTCTACCATCACTCCAAGTTGTTGGTCCTAAGATTTTAAGATTACTTCCAACACTATCATATTCATTTAAATAATCTACACACTCTTTCCATTTATCAATCACAAAATATTCCATCATCAGTCTCCAACTCTCTCCATTTAGGCAGTGTTGAGATATACCTTTTGTGTGAAAATAAAGAACTTTATAATCTGGATTTTGTTTACAAAAATCTCTTAAAGAAACCAAAGTATCTGTTTCTTCTTTCCAGTTTTGATTGATATTTATAGTTGCCTTATCAGGAACATTAAAAAGTTCTTGGTTTCCATTCACTCCAAAATGAATATGAGATGCTTCTTTGATTAATCCTGAAGTATAAAGTCTATGAATTTGCTGTTGATATATAAAAGCACCCAAACCCATTTGTGCTATATGATAAAAGATTGCTATTTTCATATTTGATAACTTGCACCATTTTCACCACTCATTCCTTTAATTGTAGTGAGACCAAGATTTGGAATACTGATTATGTTCTTTTTGTTTAAGAACCGATAAAGTGAGTGTTCAACATCAGTACCTGATGTAAATTGGAGCATCTTTTCCATATAAACAAATGCTTTCTCAAGTGACTCAACAATTTCATTAAAAAGCATACGGTCAAAAGACCATAGACCAGTTACCATCATACCTTGAGCTCCATAAAGATAAGCATAAACATTTTCAAGTTCTTTATCATCAAAATTTTCTGCTTCTTGTGAAAGATAATCATACTTTTTGATTACATATTTTTCCTCAAGAAACTTTGATTCGTAATCTTTAATATCAAAATACTCATTCAACAAGTATCTTCCAGTCAGTTTGAATACTCTTTGACTATCACTAAAAAGATTGTGTTTCTTGATTACATAAAGAGCATTCAACAATCCTCTGGTTTCTAATAATGATTTGCCATAAGTAATCAGTTCTGGTCTTTCTTCAAGGTTTTCATAGATTTGTTTGAGTACTGGTTCATTATAAAATTCTAAAAACAAATCTGCTTTTTCTTTAAGTGTATCTTTTTGCTTCTCATCAATTAGTTTAGAAGAACATTCAAATAAAACGACATAAGAATTTGGTACTTTTTCTCTTATACATTCAATCGTCTTTAATGTTTGTTCAAATCTTTGTTGTTCATCATAAGCACTAAACTTTTCTTCTTGAAAATGCTTGAGTGCCGAACCAACCAAAAATAAAAATTTCATAGGTAATCTGTATTAAAACTAATAATAATTCGTTCTTCAGTTTCTTCTTCAGTATAGTGAATCAAATCACTTGAGAAAATAACTAACAGACCGGGATAAGGATTGATTGAGGTCTCTGGAAATATTAAAGGAGTCTTTCCAGAAATATAAAATGCTCCACTTACAATACTTTCTTCGTGCTTATGTGCCTTAAGTTTATTACCTGATTGTGAAATATTAAACCAACTGTTGATAAACTTTAAAGGTGGAATCTCATACTTATTACAATATAATCTAATATATTGCTTAAGTACATTCTTCAATCCAGTCAGTTCTGGATACATTAAAATAGGCATTCCATAATTATAAGTGGAAACACCTTTGGTTACAAGTCCGTGAGAACTGGTTTCTATTTCAAGAAGTTTGTTCTTAATGATATTTAGATTGAGAAAAGAAAGGTTATACTCCTCTATCATTTAGAAACTCCTTCAATTGCTTCAAAGGTTCGTCCCAATTTCTTGGTTTCTTTTGCTTAAAGAGATGAACATTATCTCCATACCACCAAGATTTTCCTGTTGAACTTGTCCAAACATAGTACTCCATAATCGGTACAAATACGCAGACTTCTTTACCTTGTGATGCTGCTATATGAGCAATAGAAGTACAAGAAGTAATCACCAAGTCCATTTGAGATACAAGTGAAAATGTATCAGTAAAATCACGATTTGGAATATCAAAAGTTTTTACATCATAACCTTCTGGTGGTGTTTGGTCTGGTAGTTGAAGTGAATATAATGATGAATTAGTTTTTGATAGAACTTTGAATAAATCATCAGCATCAATTGAACGGAAATGTGCCTGTTCAAATCCAGAACCAGAGTTCCAGAATGTACCAATCTTATAGTTCTTATCTTCTTGTAGATATGAATATTGTTCTTCTTTCTGTGGTAGTGGTTTGAGGTAAGGAGTTTGTCCTAAATCTTCTACTTTGAGATTGAGATAATAAGGAAGAGCAAGAGCATAAACCCAGCAAGTATCCTTTGGTAGTTCTGGTTTATCCCAAACACATTCAACTTCAAACCCGTTGTATTGGAAGATTTTTTGTAGGTCTCTTCGTGTTGTTGTCCAGACTGGTTTCATTCCAAGTTTTTTAATATGCTTCATAAACCTGATATGAATCACTTCATCACCAGCACCACACTGATTATCAATAATTACAGTTCTTCCTGGAGTTACTGTACCATCCCATTTCTCATACTCTGGAAGTTTTCTATTCTTATATGCTTCTACTTCTCCTGCTTTGAGAAAGTGCTGAAGTCCTGTATGAATATCATCCTTCCTGAAATAATGTCCGGATAGATTATGATATGCTTTTCTTTCAATCTCTTCTGGTAGTCTTTTTTTAATTAGGTCAAATAAAAGTTTTTCTGATTTCTCTTTTTGATTGAGAGCAGAATATGAAAAAGTTTCCTCAAGAAGAAGTTCAGTATCTTGTGGATTTTGTGATTTTATTTTTGTTATTTGAGTTATTGCTTTTTCCGGATAATTATTTTGATTATAAGCATTAATCAGGTTCTTTGCTGTTGTATATTTTTCTTCTTTTGACCTTGCTAACTTAAGTGCTTTCTCGCCATAAGTAATAGCATTTGAGAAATCTTTTATCTCAAAGAAAATTTTAGCAACATCATTGTGTTGCTCAAAGGTTTCTGCTCTTTTTCCAAATGCCTGAAGAACTTGTGCTGTAAGTTCTTTTTCGTTGAAGGAGTATAGAGTTTTTGTGACCAACTCAAGAGGGTTCATAAAGAATATTAAATGTATCTTGAGGTATTTATTAGAATGGTGAGAAATCTACTGATTGTATTGCTGTTGTATGGACAGTTCCAAAACTTACTTGTTTCCAATTATTTCCTCCAGCAAATGTGGTGACTGGAGTGCTTATGTTACCTGTTGTTACTGCGTTTCCAAGTCTTCCATTACTTCCACTGCCCCAAGCCCATAATGTTCCATCAGTCTTGATTGCTGCTGTATTAGAATTTCCATTAGAAACTTGTTTCCAGTTGGTTCCTCCAACAAATGTGGTGACTGGAGTGGATATATTACCTGTTGTTGCTCCGTTTCCAAGTTTTCCATAACTTCCAAGACCCCAAACCCATAATGTTCCATCAGTCTTGATTGCTGCCATATGTATACTTCCACAAGCAACTTGTTTCCAGTTGTTTCCTCCAGCAAATGTTGTGATTGGAGTACTTATGTTACCTGTTATTACTGCATTTCCAAGTTTTCCGCTACTTGCACTACCCCAAGTCCATAAGGTTCCATCAGTTTTGATTGCTGCTGTGATATCACCTCCACTCACTTGTTTCCAGTTGGTTCCACCGGCAAATGTGGTAACTGGAGTGCTTATGTTACCTGTTGTTACTGCGTTTCCAAGTTGTCCATTACTTCCACTACCCCAAGTCCATAGGGTTCCATCAGTTTTGATTGCTGCTATATGAGCAGTTCCAAAACTTACTTGTTTCCAATTATTTCCTCCAGCAAATGTGGTGACTGGAGTGGATGCACCGGATGTTGATGCATTTCCAAGTCTTCCGTTAGATCCATCTCCCCAAGTCCATAAGGTTCCATCAGTTTTGATTGCTGCTGTATGAGAATTTCCATTAGAAACTTGTTTCCAATTGGTTCCTCCGGCAAATGTGGTGACTGGAGTAGATACGGTGGTTGTTGAGTTGTTTCCAATTTGTCCACTATCCCCACTACCCCAAGTCCATAAGGTTCCATCAGTTTTGATTGCTGCTGTATGAGAATTTCCATTAGAAGAAACTTGTTTCCAATTGGTTCCTCCGGCAAATGTGGTGACTGGTGTGGATATATCGGTTGTTACTGCGTTTCCAAGTTTTCCGTTACTTCCACTACCCCAAATCCACAGTTCTGGAGGAATACCAATCTTATCTCCAATTTCTGGATAAACACTAATGAGATAGTCTTTGGTGACTAACTTTCTACCTAAATCAACACCAAGACTATCTCTAAAGTTAGTGGTTGTTTCTACTCTACTCATTTCACTCTACTGGTAATTGAGGGGTTTCTAGTTCTGGTTGCTCTACAATCACAACATCATAAACCTCATCAATTGTCTCACAAGCATCAATCTCTTGAAGTTTTGCTAACTCCCAATCAAATGCTTCTTGAACTACTTTATCAACTTCACTTACAATATACTGAAGTTCTTCTGTAGTAATCTCTAACCAAGTATTTTGGAACTTAAAGTTATGAGGCCCAGGAGATGCTGAAAGTTTACTTGCAAGCATCAATCTTTCTTCTCTTGAGGTTGATACTTCTACTTCAGTATTATTGACTGTAAGAGTGGTAACAGTATTTTCTTTTTGTTTTCTTGCTGGAGCAACTTCTTGCTTACGAGTTGCTTTGACTTCTTCTAAAGTCTTATCAGCAACTTCGTGAGTGAATACAACCTTTACGGGAACACCATCTTCTTCAATAATTTCCCAACTAAAATCTCCTACATTTTGATACTTTGGATCATTCTCTGGAATCACTCTTTCGGTTGGAAGAAGATGAGTAAGTCCATCACTAAAATGAATGGGGAGTTGGGAAAAACTTTGTGGAGATATGCGTTCTTCTACTTCAAGTTCTTCTAACTCTTGATTGATATAATGAACATTCATCCCGAAAGGACCAAGTTCTAATGAGTTGTTATGAATGAGTGCTATTTCCATTATCGTTTTTTAAGTATTTATGAGAGTGGGTACTCGGCGTTGATACCTGCTTGGACTGCTACTGTATTCCTATATCCACAATCAACTTGTTTCCAATTAGTTTCTCCAACAAATATGGTGGATGGAGTTAATCTATTACTCGTTGCCGCGTTTCCAAGTTGTCCAAAAGCACCACCACCCCAAGTCCATAAGGTTCCATCGGTTTTAATTGCTGATGTATGAGTATCTCCAGCACATACTTGTTTCCAGTTGTTTCCTCCTGCAAATGTGGTGATTGGAGTGGATCTATCGCCTGTTGTGCTATTTCCAAGTTTTCCACTAGATCCACTTCCCCAAGTCCATAAGGTTCCATCAGTTTTGATTGCTGCCGTATGATTATCTCCAGAACTTACTTGTTTCCAATTAGTTCCTCCAGCAAATGTGGTGACTGGAGTAAATTTAGTGCTTCCTAATGCTTCCGCGTTTCCAAGTTGTCCGACTGATCCAGAACCCCAAGCCCATAAGGTTCCATCGGTTTTAATTGCTGATGTATGAAAAATTCCACAACTGACTTGTTTCCAGTTGTTTCCTCCTGCAAATGTGGTGATTGGAGTGGATGTATCGACTGTTGTGTTATTTCCAAGTTTTCCACCAGATCCACTTCCCCAAATCCATAAAGTTCCATCAGTTTTGATTGCTGCTGTATGATAACCTCCAGAACTTACTTGTTTCCAGTTAGTTCCTCCGGCAAATGTGGTGATTGGAGTGGATACATTGGTTGTTGATGCATTTCCTAATCTTCCATTATATCCATTACCCCAAATCCATAAGGTTCCATCAGTTTTGATTACTGCTGTATGGATATTTCCACCACTTACTTGTTTCCAGTTGGTTCCTCCAGCAAATGTGGTGATTGGAGTGGATACATTGGTTACTTGTGCGTTTCCGAGTCTTCCATTAGATCCAGTACCCCAAGTCCATAGAGTTCCATCAGTTTTGATTGCTGCTGTATGTCCATTTGCACAACTTACTTGTTTCCAATTAGTTCCCCCAGCAAATGTTGTGACTGGAGTACTTATGTTACCTGTTGTTGCTCCGTTACCAAGTCTTCCATTAGCTCCAGAACCCAAAATCCATAAAGCATCGCCAATATACTGGTCAATTAACCAATACTCACTTACAAAATAGTTTTCTAAATCTCCTTCTGGTGATAAAAACTGATTAGGCATTTAACTTTCTCTCCAGTTCTTCAATACGAACTTGTTGTTCTTTGATTGCTTCAATTAAAAGACCAACCATATTAGAGTAACTTACTGACTTAATACCATCACTATTGGTCTCAACGAGTTCTGGAAGAACTTTTTCAACTTCTTGAGCAATCAAACCAAGTGAAGGTTTATTGTTATTTATCCAATCAAACCTAACTCCATCAAGTTGTTTTGTAATTTCAATTGGATTTTCTATCGGCCTTACATTAGTTTTTTGTGCAGCATCAGATAGAGATGTAAATTGAGTTGCTGCTAGATTTCCAGATAGTGGATTATATTGGAGATTTGTTGAAGAAACATTTACACCAGAGATAGATCCAGATGTGGAACTTGTAAATGTAAGGTATCTGGTAGCATCTGTTGAGATATCATCAGTTACAGATGTTGAAGAGGAAGTTAAATAAGTATTACTATCTACGGAACCATCTGCTTTCAAGAATTGACTTGAGGTTCCTCCAGATTTTATAAAAGAACCTGCAGTAGAAACTCCAGAAACGTTTAGTTGTTTTGCAAATAATGTTGTACCAGTAACTGTAGTAATTCCAGCAAATGTTGCGGTTCCTGAGACATTTAATGAATTTAATGTTCCAACGGAAGTTAGAGATGAATTAACTACTCCAGAACCTAGAGTTGTTGCATCAAGAACATTAACGCTATTAATCTTATAAGTCTGTCCTGAAGCAATATTGAGACCACCCGATAAAGTACCAACTGAAGTTAGAGATGAATTAACTACTCCAGAACCTAGAGTTGTTGCATCAAGAACATTAACGCTATTAATCTTATAAGTCTGTCCTGAAGCAATATTGAGACCACCCGATAAAGTACCAACAGAAGTTAGAGATGAATTAACTACTCCAGAACCTAGAGTTGTTG